GGCCAGGGACTTCCGGGCCAAGCAGGCCCGGAAGTCCCTGGCCGCTCGGGGCATCACCACCCACGTCGGCTCGGACGGCGACTCCGTGAACCAGCCGGCCAAGCCCCAGCGGACCCGGAAGCCCATCCCGTGCAAGTGCAGCTGCAACACCGGCGAGTCCGCGAAGCGAGAGTGCGAGAACCTCGACCCGTGCGGCCACAAGGGCTGCGGTCTGGCGGCGCGCGGTGCCTGACTCCACGCTGCGAGGCCGGCTCACGACCAGCCTCGCCATCCCCGGTATCCGCTACCGGTTCGACGGCGTTTCGGACCACCTCAGCCTGATCGATGAGGGTGACGAGGAGAGCGTGGTGCTGGACTTCGGCGAGCAGATCAACCTGCTCGGCCTGCTGGTGAAGGAGTACCCGGACCTCGCCGAGGCGTGCCTCAAGGAGGTCCGGCGTCTTCAGCCCACCAAGGAGTTCGACGATGACACACCGTGAGACGCTGACCGGCGCCGACCACCTGATCCCGTCGCCGATCGACTACGCGGCCGACAGCGAGCGCGTGTCGCTGTACGAGCCGTCCCTCTCAGCCCGACCGCTCCAACTCAACCACGAGGAGGCGAAGGCCCTGCTGCGCCGGCTCGCCGAGCGCTACCCGGCCGAGGTGCAGGCGATCTTCATTGAGCAGGCCGAGGCGCGCGACCTCATCGCTGCCGAACTCCGGACACGAGCGCGCCGCCGCCGTACCGACCGCGAGCGCTGGTGCTCGTGGTGCTCCAGCCCCGTCCCCCAGTCCGAGAGCTACACTGCACACCTCGCGAGGCACATCTGATGAACGACGACCCGCCGGCCTACCGGGACGCGCTCCGCGCCTACGGGAAGCCGGACCCGACGCAGACCAAGTTGGACACGAGCCTGGAGGCGTGCCGCGTCGCCGGCCGCGTCGAGACCGCCGCCAAGAAGGGAGCGAAGCTGTGACCATCTACCGCGTCACCAACAAGGAGGGCAAGGAGATCTCTCCTGGCGATGAGGTCACCGACTTCCGTGGTGACACCCGGATCTTCGAAGGCGTCGGCCGCGCGCCAGACTTCGGCCGGTCCGGCAAGGTGTACGTGCGCGGCCGGCTCGGCTGGTTCAACGACAGCGTCTTCGGCCTCTCCATCGCGCGCCGCGTCGAGGACGTGGTGGCCGGCCGCGCCTGGCTACGGCGCTACCTCTCACCAGACCTCGCCGAGGTCGAGTACGACGACGGTCAGGTGCACCACGTCCGCGTCAGCGAGCTGATCGAGACCGAGGAGCTGTGATGGAGTTCATCAAGGCGTGGATGTGTAGGGACGGCTACTGGGCACCGCTCCTGGTACGGCCCGCCGACATCCGCCGGCTGCTCGTGCTACCAATCAGCGCCGAGCAGGCCTGGGCGGTGCACGGCGACGTCGAGAGCTTCGCTCGGGTTCGGCTGTCCGACCGGCTGTGCGAGACGATGGAGGAGGCCGAGGCCGAGATGGAGAGCCTGGCCCGAGCGATCATCGGAGAGCTAGTCCTGCCCGACACTGAGCAGTAACCAACCGAGGGCCGGGAGTAGCTCCCGGCCCTCGGCTGCGCGTCTAGATAGGGGGTAGACGCGAAGGCGTCTACTGGCGTAGGGTACCTCTGGTAACCGTAACCACTGAGGAGGATCCATGGCGCACCAGATCTACTTCCCCGAGGATGGCACCGGCGAGCGTGGCCCGGTCGGGTACGACGTCCGCGACGTCACCCCGGTCGAGCCGGACGGCGACCTGGAGCGCGTCTCGGTCACGTTCGAGGACGACGGCACCACCGAGGTCGTTCCGGCCGCCCACGTGCTGGAGTGCTCCGACCCGGCGTGCGTGCGGTAGCAGCAATGCCCCGGAAGAGGCGCGCCGGTCCGGCGCGCCTCTTCCCATCTGTACTGCAGTGGAGTAGACTGCTGGTATGGCGATCAACTTGGTAGTCTCCGAAGACAAGCTCCTCCACGCTCCCCACTGCACCTGCGATAAGGTCGGCGCGCGGGAGCTGAACGACGTCTCCTCCCTGGCGGACCTGGTGACGAAGGTCTACGGCCCCGACACCGAGACCGACTACGACGCGCTGGACACCTGCCTCGCCGAGATCGACGTGGCGCCGTGCCTGCTGCTGGAGGCCGTCACGTCCCTTCCCACCTACAGTATCTAGCCCTCCGCCTCACCACCCAAGCCCCAGCCTCGGGCCGGGGCTTCCCTCTGCACTGCAGATGGCGTAAGATGGTCTCCAGCCCACTTCTAACCACCAGGAGCCACCATGTCCCACATCACCGAGCTTCGGACCGCCGAGGTTCTGGCCTACCTGAACGACGCGGCCGTCACCAACCCCGAGGCGCTCGCGGCCGGCGAGGCGTACGCCGATCACGTCATGACGGTCGAGGGTCTCCCGGCCCGGCGCGGCCTGGTGTGGTATGAGGTCGCGGCGGCCGAGACCCGGCGCCTCGTCCTCACCGCTCGCCTCAACAGCGCCGAGATCGCGGAGTGGGCGGCGCGGAACTCCGGCTGAGCGCTCGCCTCCCCAGCCACGACCGCCCCCTACGTAGTAGGGGGCGGTCGTGCTTTACTTCTGCACTGCAGCGGGGTAAGATGGTGATATGACCGAGTTCGCGCGCCGCCTCTTCCCCCGTCTGGCCGCCGTCGCCTTCGCCGCGCTGTGGTGCTGGGCCGTCTACAGCGGCCACGCCAACCTCAACTACAACACCGGCGCGGCCTACGCGAACGGGCCGGCCGCGAGCGTCTACGTCGGCCCCGACTCGGACGGCTTCGTGACCGCCGGCTACGGCTGCGAGTGGAACTCGCGGTACGGCCTCGGCTGCTTCCGCCAGGGCTGACTACACACCAGGAGGCTCCAATGTTCCCGTCCGGCTACTACACCGTCTACTGCGCCCAGCGGCTCCTCAGCTCCCGGATGTACCTGAGCGAGACGGCCTACTACCACTTCCTCAAGAAGCCTGGCTTCGTCCTCATCCCGACCGACTAGCCACGACCGCCTAGAAGCCCCGGAGAGCCATTGCGGCTCTCCGGGGCTTCGGTCTACCCCTCGGAAGGGGCTTCGGCACGCTCTACGGCGTTCCTAGCGGCCTCCTCGCGCAGCATCTCGGCGAAGGCCCGGTCCTCCTCGCTCAGCTCCGTGACCGTGACGTCGGCGCGGACCGGCGCGTCCAGCCCGAGCATCTTCCGCGCGCTCTCGTTGACGGCGAGTGCAGCGCGGATCGCCTGTGGGTCGCCCTCCATAACTCCGGGCTGCAGCCGGACCCGAAGGTTTCGGAGGTCGGCGAACAGCTCATCGAAGTACTGGGCTGCATCCGGCTTCACCATCTCGCCTCGGTACCGAGTGATGTAGCTGTGCGCCGTCGCTACAGTGACGCCGAGCTTCTCAGCAATGGTTTCGTAGTCGAAGCCGTCCCGCCGCATCACCCAACAGCGCCGCATCCGCTCCTGCAACTCAGGGCTGCGAGCCCCTCGGGCACGCCTCCAGTTGTTCTCGATCGGCACAACGCCCTCCTGTAATGTAGCAAAGTCGATCTAATTCTACTGCACTGGTGTAAATACGCCCCGTCTGTGGGTGATCTGTGGGCTGACCACGCCCCCCAGACGCACCCCCAGACCAACATTGCATATCAATCTATCAGGTATTACTCTTCTCTATCTCTACTTAGTCTGGGACGTCTGTGAGTAGGTACGGAATAGGTACGTATACGCGCGCTCTCGCGCGACGCGCGGGCGTACGCGCATACGCAGGGGAGTTTTCACAAGACCCACAGACCCCATATTTGCGCAGGTCACATCACAGACGTAACCCCCATCCGTCTGGGGGCAGACGCCGAAATCACGCATGAGACTTGAGCACCAGACCGATTCGGAACTCGCGTTTTCCGCCGTCGTCGGTCCGCCCCCAACGCTTTGGATACCCATTCCTGGTGAGGTACGTCCCGAACCGCGTCACGCTGTCGCGCTCGCGCTCGGGGATGTTGTTCTCCTCACACCAACGCTCATACGCCTTGTAGAGTTCCGAGGGAACTTCGCGCCGATCCTCTCCACGCACAGTACGGTCCGCGAGGAACTGCTCCAGTTGGTTCATGTCGGCGATCGCCTCGGCCGCGAACGCGACAGCCCTCTCCGGCGTCTCCAGCGCTGCCCAACCCTGCCGGAGGTACCGCTCGGCGCCCGCGATCGCCCAGGCCAGGATCGCCTCGCGGTATCCGCTCTCGTTCAGCGCCCGGCGCCGCTCAACCTTCTCCTCAGCCCGCGACAGCGAAGAGCTGAACGGCACCATAATCACACGCCGCTTCAGCGCGGTGTCCGCGCCTCGGATCGTGGGTACCGCGTTCGCCACCATCCACGGCGTGAAGCTCATCATCCCACTCCGCGCCCGGCGCTCGTGCGGCCGGCGCGCCGTCACGTGCGTTTCTCCAGTCAGCCGCTTGATCTCGTCCGCGTGGAGGATCCACCCGTCACTAGGCTCCTCGGCGTAGATGAACCGCTTGTCCAGCGCGTCAGCGAGCGCGACGTTGATGTCTGAGTCCTGCTTCGCCCGTAGCAGCTGGAGACCAAACGGGCCGGCGTACGCCCCGAGCGCCGACACCATCGACACCGCGAAGAACGATTTCCCACTAGTAGAACCCCCAAGGCACACCACGAAGATCCGCTCAGGGTTCCCACCAATCAGCGAGTACCCTGCCAAGTTCTGTAGCCAGCGCCGGATCTCCTTGTCCGGCTGGAACGTCTCCAGGAAGTCTGTCCACGCCTCGTGCTGTGCCCCGGGCTCGTACCGCGTACCAGTGTTGAAGCGCATGAAGTCCCCGCGCTCAACCGGCCGGGCGACTGTCGTCTCTCCGAGCCGGACATGACTCTCAGAGCAGGCCAGGGCGTACCCGTCCGCGTCGAACGACGCAGCACTCACCGACACACCAGGGATCGACTTCGCCAGCTCCATCGCGGCCTTCACGGTCCCCACGTTCAGCGCCCGGTCCGCTGCACGCTTCTTGGCCGCCTTGATCTGGGGATCGCTCTCGGCTGTCGCCGCCTTCATCAGCGTCCGGCCGATCCGCGCGACCATCGCCCGAACCCGGATTCCGTCCTCATCCTCGGTCCACGCGCCGTTCCTCCACACCACCCACTCACCCAGCCCCGGCACCCACTTCATCGACGGCCCGAACCGCTCCACCAGCATCCGCGCCAGATCATCATCGTTCCGGGGGAAGTCCGCGAGCGCGTCATCAATGCTGACGGCCTTCTTCGCCGCAGACTTCCGAGGCGCAGACTTCCTCGCGGCCCGCTTCCTCGCCGACCGCTCCTCGGCCTCGGCGAAGTTGAAGTCTTCCTCAATGCTCATGCGCGCCTCGGCTTCCACTCCGCCAGCTTTTTGACGTCCTCGACACTCACGCTGTTCCTCGGCCCGCTTCCGCCGGCGCCGCCGACCTCACGGGCGTTCCTCGACACAACCTTCAGCAACTCCTCAATATCCACATCCCGGAAGTCCTCAACCCCGTAGCCGGCCGCGAGGTGATCCCGGGTGTCCGCGCCGAGACCCCGTACGGCCGCCCGAGCCACACGGAGACGGCCGAACGGCACCCCGAGGTCCCGAAGGAGCCGGAACGTCTTCGCAGCACAGTACGCGCCCGTAGGATCGGCGTCAGCGATGATGACGACCTCCCGGGGCCACCACGAGGTGTAGAACCACTGCACCATCGCGGGCGTCCAGCCCTCGGCGCCACGGTGCGAGCTTGTAGCGACCTCCCCAATAGCCGCCAAGGCATCAGCGTCGGCCTCGCCCTCGGTGATCCAGATCCGCTGACCGCCATCAACAACAGCAGCCCGGAGTTCCTCCGCCTTGTACGGCACTGCATCGGCCCACTCTGGCTTCTCCCGGACCCAACGCCCACCAGCGCGGAACCGGTAGCCAAACGTCTTATCGACCCGCGTCGATCCCTCGAACGTCTCGATCTTGACGTGCTGAAACCCATCCCTACTTGAGAATCCGAGGTTGCCCAACAGGCCGATTGGACGGGGGTACCGCCAGATAGTGCGCCTCGCTATACTACGCATGGCGCAGCTCCTTTCTGCAGCGTTAACGAACGGCCCTGGCCCAGTTCGCCACAACTGGGATTACACCAGGGCCGTTCGGATTCTAGGTCGTATACTTCGGGGTGCGTTCTCTTCTCACTCGCAGTGCCCCGACCTTCCTCCATCCGGTCGGGGCACTGCTCTATCCGCGCATGACCAGCACTTCCTCCCGCGCCCGGGTGACGGCGGTGTACAGCCAGCGGTGCCGGTCGGACCGGAACACCCGTGACTCGTCGATCACGATGACCCGGGGCCACTCGCTGCCCTGACTCTTGTGCACGGTGAGGCAGTGCCCGAAGGTGAAGAAGCCCAGCGAGCGATCCCTCCACAGGAACTCCCTGGCCCACTTCTCCCCCTCCGGACCGGTGAACGGGGCGGCGGCGGCTCGGACGACCCGGCGCTCACCCGAGGTGTCGTCCTCGACCTCCAGGTACATCGCGGTGTCACCGTCGTACGAGATCACCCGTACCGCCCGGAACGTCTGGCCGTTGAACACGCCGAGATCCCGGTTGTTCGCCAGACAGATGATCCGGTCTCCGGGCTCCACCGCCTCGCCCCGACCCTCCATAGCGCGGATCTGCCGGATGCGGCTCCAGCGGGTCTTGTTCGTACCGCACAAGATCACGTCCGCTGCCCGCGCCTGCGCCCGGGTGGGCCGGTCGTACGCGTCGCGCGGAATCCGTTCACCGCCCCGGATCGCCGTAGCGCGCTCCAGGATCGATCCCCGGCCGCCGTCGTGCCGCAGCACCTCGGTGAGCAGCCGGTCCGGCTCTACGTTGGTCAGTGCACCCTCCCCACCGACCGGGGGCAGCTGTGCCGGGTCACCGAGCACCACGAGCGGCTTACCGAAGGAGAGCAGATCCTCGGCCATCTGCTTATCCACCATCGACACCTCATCAACCACCAGCGCCCCAACGTGATCGGCGCCGAGCTCACTCTCCAGGTTCAGCTGGAAGCCGGGCCGGTTGACATTGACGCGCTCGGCCGAGATCTCCCGGGCCAGCCGGCGCCCGGCGCGCTTGCCGCGCTGCTCCTCCGGCATCTCGTCCCACTGCCGCTCCAGCGCCTCCAGGCGATCCCGACTCTTGTTGCGGGGGATGTAGATGAGGGAGTGGAGAGTGGTGGCGGGGCAACCCTTCCCGCTCAGCACCGAGGCAGCCTTGCCGGTGTACGCCCCGTACAGGATCGCCTTACCGTCCGGGACGCGGATGTGTTGTGCGACGGTGGTCTTGCCGGTACCGGCGTAGCCGAACAGCCGGAACACGCCGCCGGGCGCGCCGGCCGCGACCCAATCCGAGGCCGCGTCCACAGCCTCCCTCTGCGCTGCAGTTAGCTCCATTGGTATCCCTTCTCACGGACGGTCAAGTCTACGGTAGACGCATAACCGTCTACCGGGGTACCTTCGGACCATGCGAATACCAGACAACGTATCCCTGCTGCTGGAACGGGCGGCCGGGCAGATCGAGGCCCTCGGGTGGGTGCAGGGGAATCCGCGTGGCCGGCGAGGGGAGGTCTCCGCCGACGTCGCGTTGCGGCGCGCGAGGGCCAACCTCGGGCTGTCGTTCGTGGCGCTGGAGGAAGCGCACAACCGGCTGGCCGCCTACATCGGCACCCGCGACATCATCAGCTGGAACGACCGGCCCGGCCGGACGGCCCGGGAGGTGATCGCCACCCTGCGAAACGCAGCAGGGATACCCTAGTAGACGTGAACGCGACTACTTCTGTGACACCGAACCTGGTGGAGATCCTCGCAGCTACCGGGCGCACCCTCGCGGGCACCGCTCGGCTGCTCGGCGTCTCCCCCAACCATCTCCGCCACGCGGCGAAGGGGCGTGTTCACGCGCGTCCCGAGGTGCGTGAGGGTCTGGCGAAGCTCCTCGGCGAACCAATCGAGGATCTGTTGCCGAGCGAGGCTCTGGACGCCCCGTACGACGCGGCGCGGGCCGAGTACCGACTGAGGAGGGATGACACATGCCTCTCGCAAGAGAGTTCCACCCCCACGACACAATCGAGGCGGCCGGCGCGATCGAGTCCCGCACCGATCGACCAGACGGCCGGATCACGTTCGTCACGGAGTGGAGAGGGCAGATGACCTACCGGAGCAACGACGTGATCTCCGGAGAGCTGCACCGCCGGTTCCGGCCGCCGGGGCCACACTTCACCCCAAAGGACATCGAGGAGCTGCTGCATGGCATGTCGGGATGGTGAAGACGGCCCGGTGCTGGACTGGAACGACTACCCGGCCCACCTGGAGGTCGTGAAGCAGCGGCTGCGGACGAAGCCAGCCGGCGACTTCGCGGCCTGGTTGCTGGAGCACTACGGGCACGAAGCCGGCTACCGACTGCCGTTCGTTGATGAGGCCGACATCAACATCCTGCTGCTGGAGTGGATCGGCGTTCCGCAGAGCGTCTTCGAAGCCGAGCACGCGGATATGTTGCGGAAGCAGGAGGAGTGGAATGCCAAAGGAGGTTGAGGAATGGCTGCACAGCCCGGACGTCCGCGCCCGGCTCGCCGAGGATTTGCGGGCGTGGAGTGGACGCCTGTCCCCCGAGACGCTCGCGACGAATCTGGTGGTGGGTCTGGTCGCCTCGTGGCGACGGTGCTCCTCTGGCTTGCTAGCCAAGCAATCTGGTGGACCCTCGGTGCCCAGTGGTGGATCCGGCGCGGGCGGCCACGCCGTGCTTGGAGTAACCGACCCAAGTGGTCCTGGTGTAGGGAGTACCTGAAGTGAAGCATCCCGACTGCCCCGTCAAGGTGCCGCACCGCTCGCACACCTTCCGCTCTACCGACGAGCAGAAGCCGGCCGACTTCCCGCGCTGTAACGGCACGAGCACCGCCTTGGAGCATACTGCCTTCACCGCCCTGGAGTCGGCTGCTCTCCAGATGTACTACGCGATGTACATGACCGTCGACATCGACTGGATGGCGAAGATGCCGGACTCGGTGGCACAGGCATACACGCGGCTGGGCGGTGTGATCGATGGCTGAGCACCGGCACGCGCTCTACCGGATGTGGGAGGAGCTGGACGCGATCACCGAGCGGCTGATGGCCGGCCCGGACGTGTACAACGACGACGACCGGGGCCGGGCACTCGGCGTCGCCACCTGCATCGCGTACTTCTACCCGAGCAACAAGGGCCTGCCGTGGGTTCGACAGGAGGCCATGGCGAGATGGAAGCAGGCCAACCGATGAGGCTGTACGCGGTACTGGAGGGCAGCGACGTCATCTTGATCACCGCCGACTTCGACCTGGCACGCCGCCGGGCGGAACGGACTGAGCACCGCCGACTGGTGAGCTGGGAAGTGGTGATCTGCCCGTGACAGTAAACGGTCTGTGCCCGGGCTGCTCGCACACGCTCGCCCAGCACTACGCAATGCTGGGATCTATCCACTGCTTACGCTGTGGCGCCATCTGTGGCGAGCGCTCGGCGGACTACCGGGGTACCGAGGAGCGCATCAAACGACGCCGCATCGCGGAGTGCCGGGGCGGTCCGGCGGACGGCTACACCTTCACCTTCGAAGGCGAGCCGCCGGCCCTATACCAGATCCCACACGAGTCTGGAGGCGGTCTCGTGCTGCCTGGCGGTGACCCCGAGTTTGCTTTCACCTCAATTGGGTTGTGGGATGACGTGTACGCACCGCGCGAGCTTCCCCAGCCCTGGGCCTACCGCCCGCTGGTGACCGAAGCCGGTTACGCCCGGAACGCCTCCTGGCACTTCATCTATGAGTTCGCCGGCTAGTAGACGAACCTGCGTCTACTGGGGTAGGATGTCGGCATGCCAACCCGGTCGTGGGGCTGTACCAAGTCCCGCCCACTACACCGCCATCTCGTCCACACCTCAGCTATTGACGACAGCCCGCGCGCCCGGTGTAACCGGTCGATCTTCTTAGTCAGCGTCATCGAGCTGCAGCCTGGCGAGGCGTTCGGGTTGGGGGAGACGGTGTGTGTGCGGTGTGTCCGCCGGGCGCACATCCCGCCGGATGAGCTTCGTCCACCCGAGCCGGAGCCGGCCGCCGAGCCGACTCCCGAAGACAGGATCAAGGAGGCCGCCATCATCAACCCGCTCGGCCCCGACCCGGATGACCTCGACGACACCGACGAGGAAGATCCCTGGGGCGACGATGAACCCGAGTTCGACCCGATGGCCTCACCGCCGCCGAGGCCGAGTCTCGGCGTCACCAAGTTGGAGCCCGGACCGCCCGCGCTCCTCAACATGAGCGTGGCGGAGGGTTACCCGCCCAACGATGCCGGTTCCGGCAACCTAGGAGCCACGCTCGCGGCCGAACCGCCCCCGGTCGAGCCCGACCTACCCTGGACGCCTCCGAGTGTGGCAGAGGGCTCGTACGAGCGGCTGACGGTCGCCGAGGCGATCGAACGGGCGCCGCTGGCGGTCTGGTACTACGACGGGTCGAAGGAGACCCTGCTGAACGGGGTTGAGCTGATCCCGCGCGCCCAGGGCCTGTGGGTGCTGAACATGGGGGACGGGCAGGGCTTCCGCGCCCGGCCGACCGATACGATTCTGGCCGTCGTCTTCCCTTCTGAGCCCGAAAGCACTACAGTTGTTGTTGATAGCCCTCCTGGTGACGACACAGGCAGTCGTCGCCGTAGCAGCCAGCCTGTACATCACCCAACCGACCCAACGCCGGCCGCCGAGCCGGCACCGCCGAAGGAGAAGGCCGTGACCACGACCACCGTCCGCAAGGGAACCAACCGCGCCTCGGCCGCCGCGCGCACGCGCAAGGCCGCGCAGCGCACCCCGCTGCCGAAGCGCGGAGACGACAAGTCCGCCGAGATGCTCTCCGCGATCGAGGAGGCCGTGGCCGAGGTGACGAAGAAGCCGACGAAGCGCCTGCCGAAGAAGGCCAAGGCCACGCCGGTCGAGAAGATCCCCGCCAAGGTGGAGAAGATCGAGCGGGGCGACCGCGACACCGCCGTCAACACCGAGGGCCGGTCGAAGACGTCCGTCAAGGCCAACGCCTTCATGGCGAAGCTGCGCGAACTCAACACCGGCTGGACCGGCATCACGCTGTCCGAGTTCGACGGTGACGCCGCCACCGTCGTGGCGAAGCGCGGAGACCGCGAGCGCATCGAGATCTCCTGGGACGGCGGCGTGTACGTCCCGGGCTCCGGGCAGTACATCCGGGACGGCCGGCCGCGCATCCTGCGGAACGCGTCGGACATCCTGAAGAACTGGGCGCCGAAGTCCACGGCGGAGCTGGAGCCGAAGCGTCAGGCGCCGGCCCCAAAAGGGCTGACGCCCCAGTCGCCGAAGAAGGCGGCGAAGTAGACCACCGCCCGGTCCGTGTGAAGCGCGCCGAGCGCGCCATCAAGCCAACGAAGTCGCGCCCGGCGGCGAAGCGCCCGGCGTTCGACGTCGCTGACGCCGTGCCCAACGACTTCGCCGGCCGGAAGATCACCTGGATCAACGGCATCTCGGGCGCTGAGGAGACCGAGCGCGTCATGGAGAAGACGCACTCCATCAAGATCGAAGATGGGGTGCTGACCTTCCCGGCCGCCGCGTCGGGGGTCCGGTCGGTTCGTCTCTCCGCCATCACTTCCGTACAGTAGTTCCTGCACCCGGGCTGGTTCGCGGCCAGCCCGGGTGTCCCACGTCCCGAAGGAGGACGCGTGAAGATCTTGTTGTGGAACCGGGCCGCGAAGCCACTGACGCTGCGGGGCGGGGTGGACATCCCGCCCGACTCCACCGTGATAGCCCTGTCAGACGAGGACATCGAGGGCCTGCATTTGGCCGTACAGCAGGCGAGGATCACCTGGGGTGGTCTCGGCCAGGCCTCGCTGATCCGGCGCATCCTTGGCATGGAGAGGGTGTTCACCGACGCCCTCTCGGTCCGCTCCGAGGAGCAGCCCGAGCCAGCCGACAACGCCCAGGTGGCCGTCAGCGCTCAAGAGGCGGAGATGATCCGCGCCGCCCTCGCGGCGAAGATGTCCCGGGTCAAGGTCCGGCACCTCTCAGCCTGGGAAAGTCTCTACAGCCGGTTCCGGGCGCTGTCCCGCGACCTCAACCCGCCGTCCGTCATCGAGTGGGCCGAGGCGAAGAAGCTGGGCCCCGAGTGGGGCAAGGGCAGGCCGTTGGATGAGAACGGGAGTAGCCCGGTGAGGTAGACGCGAATCCGTCTACCGACTATATTCAATTCAGTTGCAATTCCTTGTGAGAAGGGGAACGCAGTGGAGAACAGGGTAAGGCTCACCGGCAAGGGGACTCGGCCGCTCTTGATGCACAGCGCACAGGCGGCTTCGCCCAGCAACAAGTTCGCGAAGGCGATGAAGGAGTTCAGCTCCAAGCGCACCAAGACCGACGAGGATCGGGCCGCCATGGCGCGGATCGACTGGGAGGCCGCGCTGTACTACGACGAGGAGATCGGCCCCTACATCCCCGGCGAGAACATCTTCGCCTGCCTGTTGGGAGGCGCCCGTATCACCAAGAACGGGAAGAAGATCGAGCGCGGGCTGTCCATCGAGACGTTCCAGGCCCCACTGTTCTACGCCGGCCCGCGCGACAAGGAGGCGTTGTGGGGCGACGGCGAGTCTCCCTTCGTGGACTACCGCACCGTCCGGATCGGCCAGCAGCGCGTGGAACGCTGCCGCCCGTGGTTCCCGGAGTGGGAGTTCACCGCCGACTTCGTGTTGGACTACTCCATCATGGAGCTGGAGGAGTTCGAGCGGATCGCCGCCGACGCTGGCCGGTTCGAGGGCCTCGGCGACTTCCGCCGGATGTACGGGCGGTTCGACGCCAAGGTCGAGCTGCTCGGCGAATAGCTCACGCGGCAAGGCGAGGCTCGGCACAGCAGGGCTGGGTGCGGATCGGTGTGGCAAGGTAGGGCATGGAAGGCTCGGGGAGCCTCGAAACTCCCCGAGCCACGCTACAAGGCAAGGCTCGGCGGGGCGCGGCTCGGCGGGGCATGGCAAGCTCTGGCGCGGCGCGGTTCGGCTTCGGCTCGGCGCGGTGTGGCTGCGGCCAGGTTGGGCTCGGCAGGGCCGGGCGCGGTAAGGCAAGGAGGCCCAGAGAGCCTCGAAACTCTCTGGGCCACGCAACGAGGCAGGGCCGGGTCCGGTATGGAACGGCAAGGCGGTGCAAGGAACGGTATGGCTCGGTAAGGCATGGAGCGCGTAAACGCGGCCGGGCAGGGCCGGGCTAGGCAAGGCGGGGCAGGGCGCGGCGGAGCAGGGCATGGCATGGAGCCCGGTAGAGGGTCATACCTCTACCGGGCACGTAACCCGGCGGGGCTGGGTCTGGCATGGAACTGGCCGGGTCAGGCGCGGAACGGCGAGGCTAGGCAGGGTGGGGCTAGGCAGGGCAGGGGATCCCAAACCGACTGTTGACAGGAATATGGTATGTTTGAGCCGAAGGGCCTGAAAAGCCAGTGGGAGCTGGTCTATGAGGTCATTGCCAAGATGGATATCGGCGATGTCATCAAGTTCGAGAGGCTGCAGAAGATCCTGAAGCTTCCGCGACGTGGTGTGTACATCCCGGTCGGGCGCGCCGTTCGTGAGCTGGAGCGATCGCACAAGCGAACGCTGGAAAACGTCCGAGGCGTCGGATACCGGATGGTGGAGGCTCGGGAGCACGACCGGCTTTCGCACAAGCAACAGATTCGCGCCCGGCGCCGGATCAAGCGTGCCCAGGAGATCCTGGAGGGAACTGATATCCAGCTTCTGACACGCGAAGAGGTTCGACAGATGCGCAACCGGCAAGCCATGCTGGCGCAGCAGCAAGAGATCCTGAACCGCCGCGTGGAGAAGCTGCGCAAGGAGAACGTTGAGCGCAAGGCCGACATCGCTCAGGTGTCCGATAGGGTTTCGAAGCTCCAGGAGGAGCTGGAGCGGCGCGGATATCTGGAGAAGGTGTAACCATGAGGGCTCGCGCGGAGCTGGGTGGGAAGCGCATCATCATCACCACCGAGCGCCCCATCCGACTCAAGGAGCGGATTCCAGGCGCCTACTGGAGCAACAAGCGAGGCGTCTGGAGCGTTCCGCTGTCTATGGCTTCCTGCCTGGCGACGCGCGAGGTGTTCGGCGATGGGCTGGAGATCGGGCGCCGGCTGTGGGCCTGGGCCAAGGCCGAGCGCGCCAAGACGGCCTACTTCACCGACCTCGCCGGCTCCACAGGAGAGACGCTCCTGCTGCCCCGGTCACCCGGCGCGATCCGCCAAGCCACCGCGACGCGACCGTACCAGCGAGTGGGAATCCGGTTCTTGGCGGACTCACGCCGGGCGCTGCTCGCGGACCAGCCCGGTCTCGGCAAGACCATCCAATCCATAGGCGGGGTGATCGAGTCGGGCGTACCTGGGCCATATCTGGTCGTGGCGCCGGCTACCGCCGTGACCGCTGTGTGGCCCGGCGAGGTCGAACGGTGGACTTCCGGAACGCACCGAGTAATCCCCATCGCGGGAAGCCGGCCGATTCGCGAGTGGGCTTTGAAGCAGTTCGCTGAAGAGGCCGAGGCCGCCATTCACCATCCCTACAGCTGGATCATCGTGAATCCAGAGATGCTGCGGACGAAGGTGGATTGGGTCTGTCGCTTCTGCGGAAGCCGGTGGCGCGCCACAGACCGTCCGAAGTCGAGTGTGGTGGACTGTGGCCACGACCCCAAGAAGGTCCGCGTCGAGGTCGAGCATGGGTGGCCGGAGCTGTTCGCCCGCGAGTGGGGCGCCATCATCATCGATGAGAGCCACCGCGTGCTGTGTCGGACCTCGGGCTGGAAGACGCTCGCGAGAGAGGGTGCCGTGCGGCTTCGGCTGGCCCCTAATGGCCTGCGCGTGGCTCTCTCAGGTACGCCCATGCGCGGTAAGCCGCATTACCTCTTCGGCACGCTCAACTGGCTGGACCCGGACCGCTACCGAGGCTTCACGGCGTGGAAAGAGCGCTTCTTCGAAGTCACCTCCAACGGCTTCGGGGAGGTCATCGGCGGCCCAAGGGCCGACCGCTTGCCCGAGCTTCGTGAGAGCCTGCAGGGGCTGATGCTTCGGCGGACCAAGGCCGAGGTCGCCCCTGATCTCCCGCCCAAGACGTACGCGGGCGAGCCGCTCGGTGGTGGAGACGGCCCGGTCGGCGTATGGCTGGATATGGAGCCGAAGCAGGCGAAGGCGTACGCCTCGATGGAGAAGACGGCCCGCGCCCGGATCGAGAATGGTGAGCTGGACGCGGTAGGGGTGCTAGCGGAGTACACCCGACTCCGCCAGTTCGCCTCGGCGTTCGGTCGGTACGACGAAGCTGGAAACTTCGAGCCGGCAGCGCCCAGCAACAAGCTCGCCTGGATACTGGAGGCGCTGGACGAACGCGGGATGCTGGACGACCCGGTAGCCGGCTCCAAGATCGTGATCGCCTCTCAGTTCACCACCGTCATCGACTGGATTGCCTCCCAGATCTACCTGAAGTCCGGCATCGATCCTCTCCGCATCACCGGGAAGATCACCGGTAGCCGGCGGCAGGCCGCTGTCGAGGAGTTCCAGTATGAGGGCGGCCGGCGGATCATGCTCATCAACACGACGGCCGGCGGCGTGGCAATCACCCTCGACCTCGCAGACGAGATGATCATCTGTGACGAGACATGGGTGCCGGACGACCAGGAACAGCTGGAGGACCGGATCCACCGCGTGAGCCGGCCGCGCCCGGTCACGTACTACTACCTCCGGTCGCGGAACACCGTGGAGGAACGGATCGCTGCCGGGAACCTGACCGCAGACGCAGTGCAGAAGGCTGTGCTGGAGAGGAGGATGCTGTGAGGGTGTTGCTGGTAGGAGGTCCGAGGAACGGTGATGTGCACGACCTCCCGCACGACGCTGTGGCAAGCCACAGACCGTACGTGATGCAACAGTACGAGGAGGGCTCACCGCGACCGAGGTACGCTGCGTACCACATAACCGGGCTCCGTGACCTGGTGCACGGCCACATCATCTACGCATTCCAGGGCCTACAAGTTAATAGGTGCGTCTACACCTGGACCGCGTCACGAGAGCTGGAGAAGGATGCACTGGATAAGAAGGATCTGGTGTTTCTCGCTGCCAACGCGATCGACGGCGTCATCCGAAAGTGCTTCATCGAGCTGGGGGACGAAGGGTACACGCTGATCCCCGGCTTTCGCGTCCACGACGCAACCGAGGGCCTGACGCCCATGCCCGGGATGGAAGAGCTGTTCAGCGAGCAGTATATCCAGGTCAAGGTCGAATGTCTGGCCTACAAGGTTTCGGCATAACCACTGCATCAGGTAGGCTTGCCCGGTCGCTGTGATATGCAGCTGGTAAAAGTGATCAAAAAGTAGTCACTTCTAGCGGCATTCGAGATCACACGGTAAGGTTCGCCGAGACGGAAGGGAAACCCATGGCGAAGAGCGAGGCCAAGGACTACACGGCGTACGTCGACAAGGCGCCGACCGCGCTGCAGGAGCACATCACCGACTGGCTGCAGGAGGTGACGGAGTACGACCCGACCAAGGCCCGGACCAAGGCCGAGGCGTTCGCCATGGGCGTGAAGCTGACGGTGGCGCTCCGGATGGAGCACCAGAAGTCCGAGGCCAACCAGGAGCGGCTGGCCGCGCTGCGGACCGACGACGCGCCGGCCAAGGCCAAGGCCAAGAAGAAGGCGGCCAAGAAGGCCGAGGAGGCGGCCGAGGAGCTGGAGGAGGCCGAGGAGGAGGCCGAGGAGGAGGCGCCGGCCCCGAAGCGCGCCCGCAAGGGTGCCCCGCGCCCGGCCAAGGCCGCGAAGAAGACGGCGGCCAAGTCCCGGCGGCGCGCGGCGCCGGCCGAGGACGACGCGGACGAGGACGAGGAGCTGGAGGCGCCGTTCTAGGCGCTGCCGAGGGCCGGTAGGGGAGGGGAAGACCCGCGCCGGCCGTTCGGGGCCAGGAGGCCATTCTAGGGTGGTTTCCTGGCCCCTCCTATCGGGAGAGGAGGACGCATGAGCCGGCGTACAGCGGCCTATCGGTGGTTCCATCGCGAGCTTCCGGACGAACGCGGGTGGACGAAGGCCGAAATCTGGCAGTACTACCGAAGCGAGATGCGTCGGTGGCAGGTGGCGCCGCGCCACTGCGACCCCAACAAGTCCTACCTGATCTGCAACGGGCCGTACCCGATCGGTACCTGCTTGCACTCGGCCTACTCGCTGAAGAAGCGGGGTCGCCCGTGAGCCGCCGCGTTCCGTTCCTCCGGACGAGTGAGCGCCGGACGTTCAAGCAGTGTCCCCAGAAGTGGTGGTGGAGCTGGCGCGAAGGGCTCGTGCCGAAGGGCCGGCCGCGCGACGCCTTCTGGTTCGGCACGGGCGTACACCTCGCGCTTGCTGAGTGGTACTGCGGCCCCGGGCGGAAGCGCGGACCGCACCCGGTAGAGACGTGGCGGGAGTACTGCTCCAAGTTCGCCGAGCCCACCTTCGTCCGGTCCGTGGCGAAGGCTGCTGATACCTCGGCCGGCGAGTACTTCACCGAAGAACGTATGGTGGAGGCTGCTGAACTCGGCGAGGTGTTGCTGGGGGAGTACGTCAAGGAGTACGGGCGCGACGACAACTGGCACGTCATCCAGCCCGAGTACTCCACACAGATCGACATCCCACACCCGACGAAGCCGGGTGAGGCCATCGTGATCTACTGCCTGACGTACGACGGGGTGTACCGCGACCTCGCCACCCGTAACGGCGACCTGTTCCTCATGGAGCACAAAACAGCCAGCTCCATCCCCAACGGATCGCATCTGGAGCTGGACGACCAGGCCGGCTCGTACTTCGCCGTTGCAGCCCAGACCATCATCCACCAAGGACTAGTGCCGGCCGGAACGAAGCTCAAGGGCATCACCTACAACTACCTCCGGAAAGCGCTGCCCGACGACCGGCCGCGCGACGCGGAGGGGTACGCCACCAACCAGCCCAAGAAGGAGCACTATCTGGCGGCCATGCCCGACGTCTCGCGCTCGCTGACGCTCGCTGGCATGGCTGAGATCGCCGCGCGCCGGGGGCTGACGGTGCTGGGCGACCGGTCCAAGGCACAGCCGCGCCCGCTGTTCGAGCGGAAGCTGGTAGTCAAGACCGCTCGCCAACGGGCGCAACAGATTCGCAAGATCCAGGAGGAGGCGCTGTGGATGGAGGCTGTGCGCCGTAAGCAACTCCCTCTGGTCAAGCACACGACCTCCAACTGCGGCAGCTGCGAGTTCTTCGACTTGTGCGTATTGCACGACTCGCAGGCTCCGGGTTGGGAGCACTTCAAGCAGTCCGCGTATCGGGTGGAGGACCCGTACGCGGACCATCGAGAGGAGACGCAAGGTGAAGACTGAGGACGACGACAGGATCATGGCGCTGATGGAGAGGGGGGACGCCCTCAAGGAGTATGAGGGCACTTTGGGTCCCGACCTCAACAACTTTGCCGAGGCGGTCAGCGACAGCACCAGCAACCTCTACGCCCGGGTCACGCAGTTGGAGGAGCACTGCGCGCTGTTGCACGAGACGCTGGACGGCGTAGTCGGCCGGCTCAAGGTGATCGAGGGCGGGTGGAACCCCAGCAAGGCGCAGCCGAAGCACCGGAACGGGGGCGAGCCGAGCGAGACGGCGCGGACGTCCCCAGCCGAGGCGTACGTGGTCGCGCGGGCGATCCTGCCGGAGCGCTTCTGGAACCAGGCCACGTCGTTCTACGCCTTCGCCCGCACGCTGTTCGCGAGTTACAACGCCGGCCGGTACCCGAAGGACAAGGAGGAGCTGCTGCCGTTCCTGCAGGAGCGGAAGGACTCGCTGAGCCGGTCCGGCTCCGGGCTGATGCACGCCTGGGAGTGGGGCGAGGCCAACGGACGGGATCTGTGCCGGCGGGCCGGTGTCGACCCCAAGCCGGACATCTCGGCGTGGTTCGGCGTCGCCTTCTGGCAGGCGAAAGTGAACGGCGTGCCCACCGACGTCATCGTCAAGACCATCAAGGAAGACGCCGAGTTCCTGAAGGCGTTCCGGTTCAAGCTCCAGTCGGTGCAGCGCAACACGAACGCCGGCCGGCACTTCATCATCGTCTCGTTCGTGGACTGGTTCCTCAACCACGGTCTGGCCCGGAGGGCCAAGCAGTGAAGACGCTCAAGGTCAACGGGACCGCCGAGGCTGATAGGCTGCTTCGGCGGACCCGTCGGGCGCTCGCTATGGGGCGCATCTATCCGGCCGACGCGGACTACATCTGCGATCGGCTGGAGGAGATCAAGGCTCGGATCGTGAACATGACCGAGAAGGACGCGGCCGGCGAGGAGGTTCAGTGAGCCTGCAGCTCAAAGAAGTGGCCCTGTCCGTTGGCGACCTCGTGGTCAAGGCGGTCGAGGCCACGCCGATAACCAACCGGGGCGAGGCATCCTGTCCAACGTGCGGCGAAGAAGTGGAGGAACTCCGCTACTTCACACGGGCTGGCTGGGGGAAGTTCAACGAGTTCCGCAAGTCCTGGGGTCTGATCATGGTCGAGCCGTGCGGACACTTCGTGTCGCGCGTCTCGCTCAAGACCACCATGCCCGACTTCTGTGTTATGGATCTCGACGCGGCGCCGGAGCACTACCTGTACGAGTGGACGCACATCGCGAGCTGGGAAGGCGGGTGGCCACAGCAACCATGATCATCAAGGTACGCAACCCATCCGGGCCGGTCGGAATCGAGTTCGAAGGTGACGAGGGCGGCATGCTGTTCTGCCCTCCCGGACTGGTCGGACCGGGCACAGAGCAGCTGTCGAAGGCTCCGCCGTGCCCGAGGTGCAACTCAGCCGTCTTCGCCTTCTGGGTGCAGTCTGGACCGTCCTTTGAGGACGGTATCGCCCCCTGGGAACCACTTCGCATTCGCATGCCAGTCCGGATCAACCGTCTGGTCCCTTGCCTCCACGAGGTCGAGACGTGCCGGCTGATCCGGCGCGAGGGCGGCCCACAGAACGTGTGGGACGTCAGCGAGTGGGTGGTGATGAAGTGAGCCACACCATCATCTTCGACGGTGGCCCGGTCGGCGGAGCCTGGGAAGAATATCCAGACGACGAGATCCCTCTGCCCATCTTCCGAGAGGAGCTGTACATATCACGTGACGGCGTGCGGGTCGCGCGGTACCGGTACGGCGCTACCGCTTCGCCCTCCGATGGTGTGTACCGCTCCAACTACCTGTACGACAACTACGACCGGCTGGTTCCCTATGCCCATTCGTAAGTTCTCTCTTGATGACGAGGGCATCGAGGCCGAGTACGAGAGCGACTGCGCCGCCGACTGTGGCGAGCGCATCTATCCCGGAGACCGCATCGTCAACTCCGAAGAGGACGGTGGCTGGATCCACAAGGAATGCAAGGAGGACGATAGTGCCACCTAAGAGGCGGGCAAGGCCCGCTGCACCGGAGAAGACGGCGCCTCGGGCCACCGCGATCGTGGATCTGGAGGAGTTCGGCGAGAGCTACAACCTCCTGGTCTACGGGGACTCGGGCGTCGGCAAGACGGTGCTGGGCGGTACGGCGCCCAACGCCCTCATCGCGTCGGCCGAGCCGGGCGCGAAGGCTGCGAAGCGTCAGGGGTCAAAGGCGAAGCTGCGCCGGATTGACACCTGGTTCGATGCGGTCGACATCCTGGAGAAGGTCACCAACGAAGATCCGGCATACCGGCCATTCGACTGGATCGTGATCGACACCGCCGATACGACCCAGAAGAAGGCGCTGCGCTCAATCCTCGACGATGTGGTGGCCGCGAACCCCAAGCGGGACAAGTACATCCCCGCGCTGCAAGACCGGGGCAAGTGGCACCTGATGTTCGAGGACTGGGTGGCACAGATGGTGGACGCCCCGATCAACACGCTCTGGCTCGCGCACCCGGCGCGGTCAGAGGACGAGGACGGCGAGGACGTTGTGGCGCCCGGCCTCGATGGTAAGAAGGGCATGGTTTCCCAGTACGTCTGCGGCCTGATGGACGCGGTGGGGTACATGTCCGTGGCAGAGAACAAGGAGGGCAGGCCGGTTCGGCGGATTCTGTGGCAGACATGGGGTCCGTACTTCGCCAAGGACCAGTTCGATCGGCTCGGACGGTGGACGGACGACGCCACCATCCCCGACCTCATCTCCCTCATCGAGGGACCCAAGAAGACGCGGACCCGGCGCACGCCGGCCGCCTGACAACCCAGGAGCAACTGTTGCCCAAGATGAAGTTCGACATCTCGGCCCGTGAGCTGGAGGACACCGAGGTCGGCGGGTTCGACGACTACGACGGCGAACTGCTGCCCACCCCCGGCTGGTACGTTCTGGACATCGACTGGGTCAAGGTGGACGAGTCGTCCGCCGGGAACGACATGCTGGTGATCCACATGACGTTCAACAACCCCGACGACGACCCGGAGCTGGCCGACTACGTGGGGTGCCCGGTGTGGGACCGGATCACCATCCTGCCCTCGACGCTGTTCCGGCTCAAGCCGTTCCTGGACGCGATCGGCGCGGACTACAACGACTTCGTGTCGGGCGGCTGCGTCGTGAACGACGAAGAGCCGCCGGTCATCACCAAGATCGGCTCGCTGAAGATGAACGGCCTGCAGGTGCGCTCGCGCCTGAAGCTGGAGGTCGACAAGGGCGGCGAGTACGACGACAAGCTGCGGCCGACCCGCTACGCCCCGGTGGACGAGGAGACCGCGAAGCCGGCCCGCAAGAAGGCCACCGGCCGCAAGGCCGCGAAGCCGTCCGTGGCGGACGTCGAGGACGAGGACGAGGAGGACGAGCCGCCGCGCCGGCCCGCGAAGAAGGCCGGCAAGAAGGCGGCTCCGGCGAAGAAGGCGCGGCGGCGCGCCGAGCCCGAGCCGGACGAGGACGAGGACGAGGACGACGACGAGGCGCCGTTCTAGCCTCGCCTGTAGGACCGGGGCGGCGGTAGACTGTCGCCGCCCCGGTCCGCCTCCCCCGAGAGGGCTCCTTCGTGACTATCGTGGTTCCGGCCGTCGCTGGTATGACTGACGAACACTTCATCAACCATCTGGAGAAGCGCCATGCCGACGCACTTCGGATGCGATGGCTTGGCAGGTACGGCAAGAGGATGGCAGCCCGGTCCGCCTGGGAGCTGTACCACGCTTGGCTGCACAAGCAGAACGACTTCAACCATTGGCATCGTGAAGAGGAGAGCGCGTGAAGGTCTACATCCTCGGCGCCGGGCCGGCCGGCATGTTCGCGGCGCACGCAGCACACGCCCTGGGGCACACGCCGGTGCTGTTCGCGGAGAAGGCCCGCAAGTCCACCATGTTCGGTGCGCAGTATCTGCACGCCCCGATCCCCGGCCTGTCACGCCGCGACCCGTACGAAGTGCAATACAAGCTTCTGGGGAACTCGGACGGCTACCGGCGCAAGGTGTACGGCCCCGAGGCGGTCAACCCCGTCTCACCAGAGGTTCTCAGCAGCACCCACAAGGCATGGGACATCCGTGAGGCGTACGACCGAGCCTGGGAAGCGTACGGCTGGCGCGTGCTCCCGGTCGGACGTCTGAAGATGGTCGATGTGGTGCGGCTACGGGAGAGCGAGCCGGCCGCCCCGATCCTCTCCACCCTCCCGCTCGTTGACCTGTGCTCGAACCGCAACCACAGCTTCGTGGAGACCTCGGTGTGGGCGATGGGGGACGCGCCGCCGATCTCGCAGCGCGTCTCGATCGACTGCCCGCCCTTCACGGTGATCTGCTCCGGGCGCCCGGAGGACGTCTGGTACCGCGTCAGCAACATCTACGGGCACAAGACCGTAGAATGGCCGCTCTCGGCCTCGTATGCGGACGGGGTGGATCCGGCCGCCGCGATCGTGAACAAGCCCGTACGGACATCCTGCACCTGTCTACGGGGCATCTCCGTCGTCGGCCTCGGCCGGTACGGCACATGGCGCAAGGACGTCCTGTCACACCACGCCTACGAAACCGCCTGTGAGGTGCTATCCAATGCCGGATGACAACTACGTCCCTGCCGAACTCCACACCACCAAGCGAACGGTGAAGTTCGGCCACGGCCAGAACATCCGTGACGCGCGACTCGCACTCGGACAGCCGCGCCACTACGGCCCCGAGCCGCCGAAGCCTGACAGCGTGTGGTGGGCCGAGACGAAGCCGGGACACTGGTCCCGCCACCGAGGCCACTTCTACCACGTCGAGACCGGCCTGCACACCGAGAACAGTCGGGAGGTGAACGACTGGAAGGGCCGTGACGAGATCCGGGGCGAGATCTGGTGGTGGATCAAGATCGACGGAGAGCAGGTGTACGAGGGTCACGGCGGTACCGACGTCTCGCACGCGCTGCGGTCGATGGAGATGGCCGTTCACAAGCTCGCCGATCACGCCGCGATCAACTGGGGCGCCGGGCAGACGGCCGCCGAGCAGCTGCTGGGCCGGAAAATCTGGTATGACCGGACGCCGGCCGTGATCCACTCCACATCCGTCCTGCACCAGGGCTGCGTGATGATCAGACCGGACGGGCAGGAGTTCTTCCCGGCGCCGGTGTGGCGCCGGCCGGAGGAGGACGACCCGTACGAGCGACGTGAGTTCAAGGTTGACATCCTCAGCGACGGGCGCATCTGGTGGTGGAGGGACGACGAGTGATCGACACGTCCCGGAAGCCGGTGGTGGCCCTGGACATCGACGGAACCTCGGCGCTGTACCACGAGTGGTTCCTGCGGTTCGCTGAGATGTACCTCGGACGCCCCATGCCGGTCGCCGAGGACAACCCCGGCCTACCGCTCTACAAGTTCATGCACGTCAGCAAAGCCACCTACCGCCGGGTCAAGCTCGCCTACCGGCAGGGCGGTCTCAAACGCGCCATGCCGGTGGTGGAAGGGATGCCCGAGGCTGTGCGGTCCTGGCGGCGCGCCGGCGCAGAGGTATGGATCTGCACCACGCGTCCATACCTTCGCCTTGACAACATCGACCCGGACACCCGGGAATGGTTGCGCCGCAACAAGATGCAGCACGACGCAGTACTGTTCGGGCACAACAAGTACCGAGAGCTCAAACGGCTCGTGGGTACCGAGCGGGTTGTCGCGGTCGTCGATGACCTGCCCGAGATGATCGCCCAGGCTGAGGCGGTCGGCTTCGGGCGCCTCCTGCTGCACGACCAGCCCTACAACCGATACTGGAACGAGAGCAGCGAGCTTGGCGGGAAGGCTATCCGCTGGGCTACGGTGGGACAGCTGGATATGTTGGTATCCGGAGGAATCCGGTACTGGAAGGAGAAGCACCGGTGAACCGTGTTCTGGTGATCGGTGGTACGTCGGGGATCGGGGCCGCCATCTTCGAAGAGGTGTGGGGACGCGAAGAGGTCGAGTTCCGGCTGGGCGCGTGCCCGGACTCGGAGCCGACGGTGGACGTCCGGAAGGCTTGGACGATGGAGCGATCCATCATCGACAACCACATCACGCACGTGGTGTACTCGGCCGGCGTCAACGAACTCCGTTGGTTGCGGGACACCTACCGCGAAGGCGTCGAGGATCTGTTCAACGTCAACACCTTCGGCTTCATCATGCTGATGGGGATCATCGCCCGGCGGACAACTCCGGTGCGCTCGGTGCTCGCGGTGTCCTCGGACGCGGCGGTACGACCGATGCGTACGTCAATCGCCTACTGCTCCTCCAAGGCCGCGCTGAACATGGCGGTGCGCTGTGCCGCCCGGGAACTCGCGCCAGACGTCCGCGTCAACGCGATCGCCCCTGGCAAGGTCGCCGACACGCCGATGACCGACTACGTGGACTCCACGGTACCGGCGCTGCGCGGGTGGACGCGGGAGTACGCTGACCGCTATGAGGCCGCGTCCTCACCGCTCGGCCGGCCGCTGACCAAGAGCGAGGTCGCCCGCACTGCCGTGGACATCCTCCTCAACCCATCGCCCGGGTACACCGGGGAGATCGTGACCATCAACGGAGGTCGTTGACGTGCAGCGAGGCGCGCTCCACTGCGGGAACATGGCGAATCACCCCGGCCACAACTGGACCCGTATCGACGACGAAGTGTGGTGCCCGGGCACGAATGAGGGCTCGTGCCCCAACCCGCTCCCCCACGACGAGCACAACTGGTTCAACGGTCCGTACGGCGAGCAGCCCTTCCGGTACTGCTCTGGTATCGTAGCCAAGCCCGAGCCGCTCCCTGATGGCGCGTGCGGCGATCCGGAGCCGCACGCGCCGCACGACTGGACTACGCCGGTAGGGGACATCCACTGCGTCGGCGTGGTGAACCGAGAGGCGTTCCCCTTCTGGTGCTCCAGCGAATCCGAGCACCCGGAGCACAACTGGGTTCCGGACGAAGGCGGTCAGGAGAGGTACTGCCCCGGCAACCGGCCCGGCGAACAGGCTGACGAACAGCCGGAGGACAACGACCCGGCGGACATGCGGTACATCCGGGACTTCCTGGTGGCCGAGTGGTGGGAGCAGTTCCACGCCAAGGCCGAAGACTACAACGACGGCGCACACGAGAACCATAAGGTGCTCGGCATCCGGGGCCAGTTCTCGGACATGTGGCGGAAGATGGGCAAGCTGAAGAAGTCGATCTGGGACGGGAAGCCGCTCGCCTCGGAGCAGCCACGCGAGATCATCCAGGACCTCATCGGGCACTGCTTCCTCACGCTCGCGATGATCGATGAGGAGGAGGGCCGGCGCGATGGCTGAGGCCCACCCGGGCAACTACAACAATGACAAGACTTTCCACATCAAGACTGTCGACGGGGCCGAAGAGGAGCACCGGGGATCGGCTCTCAGACTGGTGGTGAAGAGCGACGTTCCGGTGCTGGAACTCTGGGGCCATCCGTACTCCAACCTGGTGTGCGCGGAGCTGCTGCGCTCCTGGCCGCTGAGCTCGGTGCTGTCGTACTGGGAGGTGTAGGGGTGTCGCTTGACGATGTATGGGAGGACTACCGGACCGATCCGGCCTTCGCCTCGTTGCGGCTCCCCGGACGCCGGCTCGTGCCCGGGAGGGGACGAACGACCCACCCTATGGCCATGCTCGTGGGCGAAGCACCGGGCGCCCGGGAAAACCTGCACGGGAAGCCGTTCGTTGGCCCCTCGGGCATCCTCCTGGGCCGGCTGCTCGCCCTCGCCGGCCTGGACTGGGAGGACGTCTACGTCACCAACGTCGTCAAGTACTGGCCCGGCAAGGGCAACCCAACGCCCGCTGGAGATCTCGTGGTGGCCTCGGTGCCGTACCTCCGGCGGGAGTACGCCTCGGTCAAGCCAGACTGTCTCGTGGCGATCGGATCAGTTGCACATGCAGTATTGGGTGCCGCTTCCCTGCGGGACCGAGCCCGGAAGCACCGGGGGCGGCAGGCCTTCTCGCTCTCCCGGGTCGCCGGGCAGCATCTCGTGATCAAGGGCGACATCGACTACTGGGCGATGTTCCACCCGAGTCATGTGCTACGCAACAGAAAGGTTATGGGGCCGGTAGTCGAGGAACACTGGACTAGGTTCGGGGCTTGGCTTCGGGGCGAAGAGTAGACGCAACCGCGTCCACACCGATAGGGTCATCGTGGAAGGAGGGCGAGGCGTGGACTTCGTTTCGCTGCACAGCCACTCGACGTTCAGCTACCTCGACGGCTTCGGGCTGCCCGAGGCCCATGTCGCCCGGGTCGCTGAACTCGGCATGGGAGCCGTCGCGCTCACCGAGCACGGCAACGTCTCCTCTCACGTCAAGCTGGAGAAGGCCGCTGTGGCAGCCGGTGTCAAGCCGGTCTTCGGAGCCGAGCTATACACCGAGCCAAAGGGTGGCCCGTATCGCCAGAAGTGCCACCTCACCGTCGTCGCTGAGGATCTGGAGGGGTACCGGAACCTCAATCGTGTGGTGTCGCGTTCGTATGCCGAGAACTTCTATCAGTGGCCTACCGCGACCGGGCGTATGCTGTCGGAGCACCGGCGTGGCTTGATCGTGCTGTCGGGTTGCGCCGACTCGCTACTGTCATGTGTACTGGACGGTGGCAAGATGATGGGGGATGGGCAGGGTTACAAGGCAGCCAAGCGGGTTGCTGCTCAGTTCCGGGAGATCTTCGGCGACAGCTACTACCTGGAGTGCCAGATCTTTCCGGAGCTGGACCGGACGAAGCGTCTCAACCCGGCGTTCGAGCGGATCGGCCGAGAGCTGAAGATCCCGCTCGTGGCGACGGCTGATGTGCACTACCCGAGTACCGCCGACTCGCAGATGCGCTCCATCCTGCACGCCGCCGGCCGAGGCGCCGGCTCGGTCGCGGCCATGGAGGCCAAGTGGGAGTATGGGATACCTGCCGACTATCCGACCTCGGATCGGTACGTGTACGATCGGCTGCGGGCGACTGGTCTGTCCAAGCGCTCCGCTGAGGAAGCGCTCCGGAACACAGCCGAGATCGCCGCGAGATGCTCCGTAACGCTGCCGAAGGCCGAACGGCTCCGCTACCCCCTCCCCGAGGGCGTTAGCACCGTAGATTTGGTTTGGACGTGGCTACGGGAGGGCTGGCAGTACCGCGTCGCACACGGGAACCGACGCATGCGCCGGCACGCGGACGAGTACGTGGCCCGGCTCAGGTACGAGATGGAAGCCATCACCAACAAGGACTTCTGCGACTACTTCCTGATGCTCTCGGACATCGTGCGGCACGCGAAGGATCACGGCATCCCGGTCGGGCCGGCGCGTGGCTCAGCGGCAGCTTCGCTCGTGAGCTATCTCCTGCGCATCACCGAGATCGATCCGCTGGAGTTCCCGCTGATGCAGTTTGAGCGGTTCATCGCGCCCGACCGCGAGGATGAGCCAGATGTTGACCTGGACTTCGATGATGAGAGGCGGCACGAGGTCCGGGCACACGTGGTCGAGCTGTACGGCGAGGACCGGGTGGGAAACATCGGTACCTACACCAAGTACAAGGGCAAGAACTCCATCGACGACATCGTGCGCGGCTTCCCCAAGGAGATCAACCGGGCCGACGTCGAGGCGATCAAGGGCGTGCTGGTGGAGCGGTCGGGCGGTGACTCGCGCGGTGACTTCACGCTGCTGGACACCATCGAGATGTTCCCACAAGCCAAGGAGGCTTACGAGCGGAACGCCGAGTACCTCCAGTACGCCCTGAAGCTGCAGGGTAACTACCGAGGCATGTCGGTGCACGCCGCCGGACTCGTGGTCACCAACACCCCGGTCGCGGACACCTGCGCGATGTACACCAGAACTAAGAAGTACCAAGACGGCTCTGAGGAGCAGATTTCTGTTGTCTCGGTTGACAAGTACGACGCGGCCTATCTGGGGCTGATGAAGGCTGACTTCCTCGGCCTCACCACCATGGGCATGATCCGGATCGCTCTGGAGATCGCCGGCCTCACGCTGGATGACCTGTATGCGATCCCAGCCGAAGACGAGGAGACGCTAGAAGCCTTTCGCCGCAACGATGTCGTGGGCATCTTCCAGTTCGAGGGTCGGGCGACGCGGCTGGTGTGCCGGGAGGTCAAGCCCCGGAACTTCATGGAGCTCTCAGACGTCAACACCCTGTCACGCCCAGGGCCGCTGTTCTCCGGATCGACTGCCGAGTACATCGCCGTCAGGCAGGGCAAGAAGAAGCCGACGCGGTATCACCCACTGCTGGACGAGATGCTCAAGGACACCAAGGGCCAGGTGATCTACCAGGAGCAGGTGCTGAATGCGCTCCGGATCATCGGCGGTCTACCCGTCAAGCGGGTCCACGAGATCCGCAAGATCATCTCGCAGAAGCTCGGCGAGGCACAGTTCAACAAGAGCGCTATCGATTTCGTGGAGGGGGCGAAGCGCCTGCACGGGATGGACGAGGAGACCGCCCGGAAGGTGTGGGGAAAGCTGGTGACCTCAGCTACCTACGTCTTCAACATCGCACACTCCATCTCGTACAGCCGGCTCGGGCAGTGGTGCATGTGGCTCAAGACGCACCACCCGGTCGCCTTCTATACCGCACAGCTGCAGAAGACGAAGCCGGAGAAGTGGCCCCGGTTGATCCGGGACGCCGAGGCGCACGGGATCGAGGTCCGGGGCGTGGACCCGAAGCGCTCCGGCCTGACCTGGACAGCGGTGGACTCGACGACCGTGGCGGCCGGCTGGACCCAGCTCAAGGGGATTGGGGTCAAGATGGCCCGGGTCATCCTGGAGTACGCGAAGGATCACGAGATCACCTGCATTGACGACCTCGCCAACATCAAGGGGATCGGTGCGAAGAAGATCGAAGTCTTCCGGCACCAGCTGGGAGATGATCCGTTCGGGCTGCGGCGTACCGAGATCGCTCTCGCCGCGATCCGGTCGGCGATCTCGGAGGGCTCGCTGCGCATGCCGGCCCCGACACACACCTCAGACGAGATCATCGAGGCACGTGGCGGCGCCCGGATTCGCTGGGTCGGCCTCGTCAAGCTCAAGGAGTACAAGGACGCCATCGAGGATGAGCGCGCCCGGTCCGGCAAGGAGATTGACGAGATCAAGGCCGAGATGAAGCGGCCGGACCTCGTGCACTCCTGTGTGCTGCACTGCTACGACGATGGCGAGGAGGATGTGTACCTGCGCATCACCCGCTTCGATTACCCCAAGTTCGCCGAGGCGCTGGAGGGACTCCGCGTTAACCACGACGTCGTGATGGTGAGCGCCCGACGCTCCCGCTCTGGATTCGGCGCCTCGTTGTACGTGAAGAGCCTCGCGGTCATCGACCCCGAGGAAGACGACGAAGGAGAGGCGGCCGAAGATGTCGCTTGAGAGCCGAATCAAGGAGCTGGAAGAGGCTCTTGAGGATGCGAGGCTTGCGGTGCGGGAGCTTGCCGCACATCCCTTTAACTCCTTGCAGCACCGAGCGCACAGCAACTCACTGTCGCACGGCTTCTGGGACCCGGCGCCGGACTTCGGTACCTCCATCGCCCTCGTGCACACCGAGGTCACCGAGGCGTTCGAGGAGTGGCGAGCCGGCCACGGCTTCACCGAGACCTACTACGTAGGCGACAAGCCCGAAGGCGTACCGATCGAACTCGCCGACATCCTGATCCGCGTCTTCGACCTCGCCGGCCGGTACGGGATCGATCTCGACAAGGCCGTGGCAGAGAAGATGGCCTACAACGAGGGCCGGCCCTACCGGCACGGAGGGAAGCGGGCATGAGCGAGCTGCGGAACGCTGCTGCGAAGTTGGTGCGCGGTGCGATCGACAACCTGAGCGAGGATTTGCTGCAGGCTGCGCTGGAGTCCGAGCAGATCGACCCCAGCGACTACAACGTCACGGAGCTTGGCCGGCTCCTGGACGAGATCGACTGTGACGAGGCCGCTGGAGAAGCCGAGCAGCGCTTGCTGGCGCTGGAGGATGAGGAGGAGCAGTCATGGAACTGATCTGGGGAGAGATCGCCATCGGTCTCAAGGCGGTGGCCGAGGAGATGGGCCACGACCTCGCGAACGACCGTGAGGTACAGCGCTGCGTCGAGGTGTTCCAGACGGCCGTGCGCGAGTCGCGACAGGCCGAGCCGTCGCCGTGCCCGGAGTGGTCGATGGCGATCGAGCACGCGGCGCACCAATGGGCGCCGCCCTATTCCAACAACGTCGCGCCTTGCCCCGGTTGGAGTCCGGTCAAGGCCGAGGAGCCGCCCTCGCACGGTTACTGGGAGGCCGGCGACTACCCCGAGTAGACGCAACACAAGATCGACCGTAAGATCAGCTGATCCCGTGAGAAGGAGAATGCAGTGACGTACCACAGGAGCCGGCCGAACAACGAGTGGGACAACGACCCCATCCTGGCCGACAAGGCGTTCAACCGACACTCGATGAACACGGACGGCCGGCACACCGCTCCCGGCGCCGACGCCCCCGGTGTGCTGCAGGTCGGCACGGACGGTCTGCGGGTGAAGCTGCTGCAGGGCGTGGACGAGGAGAGCTTCCGCCGCGTCCTGTCGCGGGCGACCCGGGCCACGACCGGTGTGTCGGTGGAAGAGACAGACGAGGGCACCGACTGGGAAGAGATGATGCGCGGCGGTCTACAGGCCGCGCTGGAGTCCCAGACGGTCGTGTTCGAGGTGTGGGGTGCCTCCCGTGCCCTGACACACCAGCTGGTGCGGTCCCGGCGCGCCGGCTTCCACCAGCAGTCGCAGCGGGCGACCTTCTATGGCAACGAGCCAGACGTCAGGATGCCCGAGAGCGTGTTCCGGAACCCCCGGGCGCGGGAGGCGTTCGAGGCGGCGGCGGCCATGTCGGCGCGGGCGTACCGGGTCGCGGCCGAGGAGGACATCTCGTACCAGGACGCACGGTTCATCCTCCCCGAGGGCACCACCAACTACATCGTCTGCGAGTACACCGTCCGGGAGTTCCTCGCGGTGTACGCGTACCGGGCCTGCTCCATGTTCATGTGGGAGATGGTGTCGGTCATGCGATCGATGGGCAAGGTGCTCGCCGAGGCCCACCCGTTCCTGGAGCCGTACATCAAGATCTCCTGCGAGAAGACGGGCAGCGTCTGCCCACATTGCTCCGGAGACGGGAAGCTGTTCGCTGTGGATCCGGCCGGCGAGCAGACCGATGGCGACTGGCGCGGCTGGCTGGTGACCTGCCCGATGTGCTCCGGCGCCAAGCGCGTCGGGATGCAGTGCACGTTCCAGGGCTGGGAAAGCGTCGAGGGCCAGTGCGGCTTCCCGTGGGCCAAGCAGGACCGGCGTACGTTCCTTCCCACCCCCAAGTTCAGGATCGAGGCGTGATGAGCACCTTCTGGATGATCCTCGCCGTGCTGCGGCTCGCGTACAAGACCCACGGCGCCACCCTAGGATGGCCGCTCGCGGTCGCATTCGTCGAATACCTCGGACGGTACTACGAACACGGCTCGCACCGTCTGACGGCCGGCAAACGCCTGGCTTCGCTCGCCGAGGTCTACCGCCCCGTCACCGCCATCCCGGCCCGCACCGTGCCCCGGCTCGTGGTGTGGGCGTGAGGCCGTGACAGAAACCTTCGTGCTGCCCTCGGTACGGCCGGCTGACTTCGGGCTCGCTGCACCTTCCCCCGACGACTTCGACTTCACCCCATACGCCAACGTGGTGTGGTTCGATCCCGGGTCCACCACAGGATGGGCAGTGTTCTCGGTGCACCCAGACGCCCTAGAGTCTCCAGAGGCCAAGGTGCTGGACAACATCCACCACTGGTCCTGCGGACAGTGGACTGGCCCGGAGAACAGCCAGGTTACCGAGGCACTCGCGCTGGTGTCCGCTTGGGAAGATGCGGCTATCGGCATCGAGGACTTCATACTGCGGACGTCGAACGCGGCACGAGAAGTGTTGTCACCGGTGCGAATCACCGCAGCGATCGATCACGCGATGTGGAGTGGACAAGCCGGGAACACACCCGCCGAGATGGATGACGATGGCAACGTCACCAAGCTACGCCACGGGCGCCGGTACTTCCTCCAGTCGCCCTCTCTCGCCAAGGGTGCGGTGACGGACGACCGGCTGAAGGACTGGGGTCTCTATCGGGATACCGTAGGCTTGGAGCACGGCAGAGACGCGGTGCGGCACTGTCTGACGTTCCTCCGGAGGGCGAAGAAGGATGCTCGGTTGAGGGAGGAGGCCTGGCCGCTCCGCTACGGATGAGAGGGGAGCCGTGACCGAGTTCTTCATCGATATCGCCTTCTATCAGACCGGCCTGAGCATGGCCGCTGTCAAGACTGAGGGCTTCGCTGGCGTCATCGCCCGAAGCTCCACCGGCTACGGCGTCAGCCGGCTGCACAACCTCGCCAGGCACCTGAGCGTGCGGATGCACGATGACGAGGAGGTGCGGCACGCCGCTGCCGCGCTCGTGAACAAGGGAGCCGAGGGACCCATGCGGTCGTCGGCTGACTCGGCGTTCGCCGGCTTCAAGCGGCAGGCGCAGTCCATCGGGCTGCCGTTCGCGGCGTACCACTTCCTGTACCCGTCCCGGTCCGTCTCCATCGCGGATCAGGTGGCGACGGCGGCTCGCTCCATCGGGGACACCTCGGTGATGGTGATGATCGACCACGAGCCGGACGGCTCGGGCGCGCCGATCCCCACCGTCAACGACCACCTGCAGTTCGCACTCGCCATGCGGGCGAAGGGCTACAAGGTCGGCCTGTCCTACCTCCCGCACTGGGTCTGGCAGGATCACATGGGCAGCCCTTCGCTGGCCGCCCTCGCCAACGCCGGTCTGCTGCTGCAGGTGTCCAGCTACGTCGGCGGCTCGGGGTACGCCTCGGCCCTCTACCCGGGCGACAACTCCTTCCCGGCCGGCTACGGCGGCATGTCCGTCTGGGGCTGGCAGTTCACCGACACAGCGAAGGTCGCCGGCTACAACGTGGACGCGAACGCGGTTCGGGGCTCCGGCGCCGTCGCCGCGATGTTCAGCAACAAGCCCACCCCAACACCCGTCAATGACACGGAGGTTCCCACCATGGTCATCATCAGCCCTGACCGCAACAAGGTTCCGGCCGGCCAGACGTGGCCGGGTGACTTCATGCTGTTCGACAACGGGATGCTGAAGCACATCGCACCCAAGGCCAACAACATCGACAACGAGGTGGCCTACCGGAACGGCGGCGTGAAGGGTCCCAACACGATCACCTGGGACGAGTTCAACTCCTACCTGGCGCTGCCGGTGAACGCCGGGCGCACCGTCATCAACCCCAGCTACGTTCCCGAGTGACATGCTGTGGCGTCTGCTACGCCGCGTCGGTCGGCGAGGAATCTTCCTGCTGCTGATCGGCGCGGTGTGGACCATCAACGGGCTGGGCATCGTGTTCGAGCCGTCCCCCGCCTTCGGCTCCGGCCAACGTCTGGTGATCCAAAACGTCCTGCCTCTTCCCTTTTGGGGGTGGACGTTTGTCTTAGGTGGGATATTGAGCATCATCTATGCTTTCCGGGGAAAGAACGATTTCCTGGGGTTTATCGGAGCCATCACGCCATGCTTCTTCTGGGGGTCGACAGAACTCGTGTCATTCCTGATGGGGACATACGAGCGCGGCGCGCTGGCCTCGGTGATCTGGTTGTTTGTGGCGTGCATCGTCATGCTGGTAGCGAGTTGGCCAGAGCCACCTTCGGAGAACGGGAACGTAGATGCTCATGATCTTGGCGGTTGACGCTGCAGCGTCAGGGGGAATCACATGGGGCACCGTCTTGGTCGGTGTCCCGACTGTAGCAGCAGCAATCATCACCGCGTTGATGGCGCGTCGGGCGTCCCGTGAGGATCACTGGTCAAAGCAGCGCGAGTTGGACCAGACCGCCTTCGTGGCAATCACCAACGCGCAGGGGCAGCAGATTGAAAGCCTCCAGCGCCGGGCTGCTGCCCTGGAAGAGAAGAACAACGAGCTAGACGCGAAGATCGAGCACCAGCAGAATATGCTGGACAAGGCCGTCGATTACATAGTGCGTCTGCGGGGTATCATCACCGGCCAGGGGCTGACCGCCCCCGAGCCGCCTCGCGAGCTTCGGCTGCGGGCCTGGAGAGGAAAGACCTGGTCATGACCTATCTCAAGCTCCTGCCGCCCCTGCTGGGCGTGATCCTGGTGTCGATCATCTCGGCGCTCTCAGACGGCAGCATCAGCACCCTGGAGTGGTTCCAGATCTGCATCGCCATCACACAGACGTTCGCGGTCGGGTTGGCCGGGCTGCTGCCGGCCGGTCTGGTGTGGCCGAAGACGGCCCTGGCCGGCGTACTCGCCGGGCTGCAGTTGATCGTGACATACCTCGCGGCCGGCGCGAGCCTCAGCCACATCACGCTCGCCGAGTGGCTGAACGTCCTGCTGACCGTCGCCGTCGTGGGTGGCGTCGCCGTCATCCCACCCCGGTCGGCCCCGGCCATCAACGCCGCGCCGCCCAACCACGCCGCCTAGCTCCACTCCTCCCCCGCCCCGAGGGCCGGCTGCCTCCCCGTAGCAGCCGGCCCTCGGCATATCTGTAAACTGGGGGTAGACGCGAAGGCGTCTACTGGCGTAGACTGGCATCACAGCAGGAAGCCAGCCGATGTGAAGAGGAAGCCATGCCAATCTGCGGGATCCACCACACGCCCCACCCGACCGCTGCCGACGTGCGCGAGTGCTACCGCCGCCGGGCGGCCGGCGAGGCGGCCACCTACGGCCGTCCGCTGTGGTCGAGCGAGCGCGCTCGGGCCACCGAGGCCGCTGCCGCGAGCATCGATCGCTTCGCCCGGTACGACAGCCTCATTGCCGAGCGCGAGCAGGCCACCGACCGCGACGCCTACGCCATGACGATCCGAGTCCAGGAGGCGGCCGACCGCAACCGTGCCTTCGCCGAGGCACGCGAGGTCTGGTGCGACTTCGCCAACGAGCGGGCGCTGGCGCCGGGCGGCTTCTGCAACAACTGCGGCTCCACCAGCCACAAGCCGTACCGCATCGATCCCGTCTTCGCCGCCACCAAGGCCGGCCGGTCGAAGCTCCGCGAGGTCGCGCAGCGCCAGGGCGAGCGGCTCCAGAAGTTCCAGTCCCTCCAGCCGACCCGGACCCCGGTCAAGGGCGACGGCGTGTTCCGGCTCGGCGACGACTTCTTCCAGGTCAAGCGCGCCGTGCACGGTTCCGGCCGGCTCTACGCCAACCGGTTCAACCCCGCCACGCGGTCGTGGGAGTACGCGTCGGGCGCGCTCCGCCGGCTCGCCGAGGAGGACCGGCTCAGCGCAGCCGAGGCCGCCAAGTTCGGGCAGCTCTACGGCGAGTGCATCCGGTGCCACCGGACCCTCACTGACCAGGAGTCTATCGACCGGGGCATGGGTCGCGACTGCGCCGGTAAGGCCGGCTATTTCGCCTGATAGATCCCACTACAAGGACCGCCCTTCGGGGCGGTCCTTTCGTATCTAGCGCCAACAGCTATTACACGAGTAAGCTCCTCTCGTCATTCCTGGTGAGAAGGGAATTGCAATGGTAGTCGTTGTGAACGACGACACACTGGAATTCGAGATCCAGCAAATCAGCAAAAGTCCGTATCACCGAATCTCCACCCTCACGACGTACGCCGAGGCCGCACTGAAGGCGTACGAGGACAGCGACCCGGCCCGTCTGGCGATCGCCATGCGACTCCTCAAGACAGAACTCGCCGCCGGAGAGATCGTGGACGGCCGGCTGGAAAGGGCTCTCGGTGTCTAGCGCAGAGACCGCGCTGCGCCGAATGCGGGCACAGGCCAACAAGGCGCACGAGGCATATCTCAAGTTCTACAGCTTGATGGATCAGATCAAGGCAGCGGAGATGGCCCGCCCGAAGCAGGGCGGCCATTCCTGCACCCCGGTCGAGGCCGAGATGCGCGCCTTCAACAGCGTCCGGGTCCGGAACGCTATCGAGGAAGAGCAACTGGCGGAGCGGCTGGCCAACATGTGGTCCGGCGTCGCGACGGCCGAGCTTCTCGCCGAGGCAGCCGAGCGCGAACGCTATCGAGCCGTACTGGCCTCGCGAAGCTCGGAGGAGGCATGAGACCGCTCCTCTACACCGCCCACGCCGTTCCGGGCCATACCGTCCATTCTAGCACAGCTAGCGACCCCTTCCGGACCGGGTGTGGGTCGTGGACGGCGAGCTTCCCGACGCCGGTACGGTATGAGGTCGCTGTCGCGATGAACATGGTGTTCTGCCCAGGGTGCTTCGGCGCTCCGGCTGTTACGGGGAGGTAGCGAGTGGACCTGGACGTCTTCGGTTGGATCGCCGACTGGTTCGGCTGTGGACAGTACCGCGTGGGCATCCCGTTGTGGGGTCTGCGCGAGCTTGGCTACCGGGTCGCGCTCGCGGAGCGGATACCGCCAGAGCTGAGTGAGCCGAAGGCGTTCAGGCTCGGCGAGCGACCCGTCACCATCATCGGGCAGCGCGTGTGCAAGCCTGACCCGTCCGGTATCTGGCAGCGGCTCGCGGCCGAGGGGTTCCACCGCCTCGTGTATGAGGTGGATGACGACCTATTCACCATCGATCCCCGCTCCAACCCGGCCGGTGCGAAGATGTATGGTGACCCGGTCATCGCCGCCAACATCCGGCGCAACTGCGAGGTCGCCGATGTCGTCACGGTGTCCACACCGCATCTCGCCGAGGTGTTCGGACAGTTCAACCCCAACGTGGTCGTGCTGCCGAACGTCGTACTGGGCGATCTCCTCCAGCTGGAGCGGCCGAAGCGCGAGCGGCTCACGGTTGGCTGGGGTGGCTCCTTCACGCACCTGATGGACTTCGACGAGTCCGGGCCACAGATCCGTCGCTGGCTGGCGCGGCACCCCGAGGCCGACTTCCACTGCATCGGCACCGACTTCACCGAGCACCTCCGGTTCCCGGCCGACCGGACGCGCTTCACACCCTGGTCCCCCGACTTCGACAGCTATTACCGGTCAATCGACTTCGACATTGGGTTGGCTCCGCTGAAGAGCCATGTGTTTAACCGGTCTAAGAGCCACATCAAGGCGTTGGAGTACGCGGCCCTGGGTATCCCGGCGGTCGTGAGTGCTGAGCCGCCGTACGAGCGGTTCGTGGATCACGGACAGACTGGCTTCCTCGTGCGCCGGCCGCACGAGTGGGGGCAGTACCTCTCTCTCCTGGCCTCAGACCCCGGCCTACGCGAAGAGATGGGGCAGCGGGCAAAGGAACTCGCTGCCAGCTACACCATCCAAGGCAACGCCCAGCTGTGGCGTGAGGCGTACGGGTTGAAGGCCAGGGAGGTCGCGTGAGTACTTGTGGGCGTTGTCACCGAGCCCGGTTCTGCCCCGACTGTGGCGCCGACCTACGCGTGGTGATAGGCTGTCACGCCTCCCTGTCCTCTCATATCGCCAACGCCTGCCCAGGAGATCGCCGGCCGGCGGTTACTGTGCTGGCTGAGTACCGCTCTGAGGACTTCATCACCACCGGCGCGCCCAAGACCACCATAGGCGGACGAACTCGGTATCACTGGGAGAACTTCGTGGATGCAGGTTGGCAGGAACGCATACCGGGCAAGGACTTCGTGGTATCCGTCGCTGCCTATCGCACCGCCGGCACCAACTACGCCCGCGCACACGCGCTGAGGTTCGAGTGGGAGATGCGCGGCGCACTGTTCGCCTTCCGTCTCTACAAGCGAAAGGACCAGGCTTCGTGACTGGCCGGCCCTCCTGGGATGAGTACTTCCTGGGGATCGCTACCGCTGTCGCAGCCCGAGCCGACTGCTCTCGGTCACGAGTCGGCGCTGTAGCGGTGCGGGACAACCGATTGATCGCCACTGGCTACAACGGCACCGATCCAGGCTCGCTGCTGTCGTGCTTGGCCGGGCACTGTCCACGCGTCACCGAAGCTCCAGACCCATATACGCCGTACCACAACTGCATCGCGACACACGCCGAGATCAACTGCATACAGCAGGCATTCAAGGCGTACGGCGGAGCGCGGTTCGTTCTGTACGTCACACGCGAGCCATGCCCCGAATGCTGGCGCGTGTTGAAGGTCTACTGCCATACCATCTATCGGGTCGTCTGGCCCGGAGGAGAACAATGATCACCGTCATCTGTCCATCACGCGGCCGGCCGGCGAACGTCGCCCGGCTCATCGAGTCATTCCGCCTGACCCGCGTTCACCGAAGCACCCGGCTGATCATCGCTGTGGACAGCTCTGACCCGGATCTGGTCGGGTACAGCAATGCTGTGTCGGGGGCCGGGGTGTTCCTGCTCAACGTGGACAGCAAGCGTCGGAACATGGTACAGACGCTCAACCAAGCCGCATCCTATGCCGTCGAGGATGTGGTTACCATACTCGGCTTCGTCGGGGATGACCACGTGTTCGAGACGGGCGGCTGGGACGCCAAGCTCAACGATGCGCTGCAGCCGATGATGATCGCCTACGGAGACGACGGGCACCAGCACGAAGCGCTCCCCACCGCCGTCTTCATGGACGCCAACATCGTACGGGCGCTCGGATGGATGGCGCCTCCCGGCCTGCATCACCTCTACGTGGACAACGCCTGGAAGGTGCTTGGTGAAGTGATGCAGTCGCTGCGCTACTTTCCGGAGATCAAGATAACCCATCTACACCCGCACGCCGGCCGCGCCGAGTGGGACACGACGTATGAGGACGCCAACAGCCGCTACACCAACGAGCACGACCGAGCGGAGTACCACCGCTGGGTCGGCTCCAGCGACGGCCTCAAGGATGCGATTCGCCGGCTGAAGCAGGACCAGACAATGGTGGACGGGAGCCAGCCGTGAAGGCACTCGTGACCGGCGCGGCCGGCTTCGTGGGGCGACACGTCACCGCAGCGCTCGCGAAGCAGGGCTGGGCCGTGGACGCCATCGATCTCCCGAGCCATAGCCAGCGGCCCCTGCCTGGTGTGCAACGGCACTACCGGGGCGTAGGGAGCCTGGTGGATTCCGGCTACTTCACCGCCGTCCACTACGACCTCGCTGTGCACTGCGCCGCGTTCATAGGTGGCCGGATGACAATGGAGATCAGCCCGCTGGAGGTGCTGTCGCGCAACCTCTCCATCGACGGTGCGCTGTTCCGTTGGGTGGCCAGGGCGCAGCCCGAGCGGCTCATCTACATCTCCTCTTCGGCGGTGTACCCGACGTCGATGCAAGAGGCGCAGTGGGGGATGAGGCTGCACGAGGACTTCGCCCCGGTGTACAACCCCGTCGCCCACATCGGGCCGGACATCAGCTATGGGTTCGAGAAGATGGTTGGTGAGCGGCTCGCCGAGGAGTACCGCGCGGCCGGCGGTCGGGTGACCGTGGTTCGGCCGTTCTCTGGTTACGGAGAGGACCAGAGTCTGGACTACCCGTTCCCCTCCATCATCGAGCGCGTCAAGTCCACACCGCCCAACACCGGCCCGATCGAGGTGTGGAGTGACGCCACACGCGACTTCATCCACATCGACGACTTCGTTCACTCCATGCTGCTGATGGCCGAGATGGAGGTTGACGGCCCGGTCAACATCTGCACCGGCCGGGGCGTCTCCATGACAGAGCTTGCCCGGATGGCATACTACGCGTACTGGGGAGCCGACCCCGAGGTGAAGGTGTTGGACGGGAAGCCCAAGGGAGTCGCGTACCGCGTGGGGGATGACGCCCTGTACCGAACGATCTACACCCCGCGCATCGAGCTGGAGGAAGGGGTCCACCGTGCCCTTCGCGCGTGACGTCACCGTCATCATCCCGACTATCCCGAAGCGACAGGCCATGCTACGCCGCGCCGTAGCCTCGGTGATGCACCAGACCGAACCGCCCACACGGATCATCATCGAGGTCGACAAGGACCACGACGGCGCCGCCGCCGTTCGCAACCGGGCGCTCAGGGCCGTCGCCACGACCTGGATGGCCTTCCTGGACGATGACGACGCGTTCATGCCCGGCCATCTGGACCGGCTACTGACGCATGCCGAGGAGACCGGCGCCGACGTCGTGTACCCGTGGCCGGTGATGAACGGTGGCGCTGACCCGTCGCCGGACCGGTTCGGCGTGCCCTTCGACGCGGATCTGCTGGAGGCGCGGAGCTACATCCCGGTCACCTCGCTGGTTCGGTACGACGTCGCGAAGGCAGCCGATGCACACTTCGCACCGTGGGGTGGCACTCCGTATGATGACTGGGGCTTCTATGTCCAGCTGCTCCGGGGCGGCGCCAAGTTCTCCCACCTGCCCGAGCGGACCTGGGTGTGGAACATCCACGACGGCAACACCTCGGGAAGGGCCGACCGTTGGTGAAGAAGTACTGGGAGCCACAAACCTACAGGTCCCGGCGTCGCCGTGAGCAATTCTGGAGAGCCGTCATGTTCCTCGGAGCGCTGCTGCTGCTCGCCGCGCTGACCGTCTTCCTCGCACTCCAGTAGACGGATACGCGTCTACTGGAGTACAGTCATTGCCGTGATCGAGTTCGTGCTGATACCAGTCCTGGCCGTGGCCGCCATCGCCCTGCTGATCCTGTGGGCCCTGGCCCTGTGGTTCTACGGCGTGCAGCTTCCGGTCCGGTTCGTCCGGGGCATGGTGTCCAGCTACCGCCGAGGGGAGTGGCACCTGTGGCACAGCCGCACATCGTCTTCGAGGCGCCGGTTGGCAGCCGAGGACACACCGTCCGTGTCGTGGTGCGACTCCCGCGTCTTTGCTCGGCTGAACGCGATCCGTGGAACCTCCGAGTGATCGGAGCGGCCTTCTATTGGACCCTGGTCAGCAGCTTCATCCCCAACATCATCTGGATTCGCAGAACGGAGGAGTGGTGAGGACGTCTCGCGTCCCCTGCGGCGTGTGGGTGTTCCTGGTCCTGTCCCTGGTCGTGGGCGGCGCGGTCTGCTTCGGCCTCGGCATCTTCGCTCCACGATGAAGTTCTTCGCGGCCTGTATGGTCGCCAGCCTCATCGTCACGCTCGTGCTCGTGATCACCTTCGCTCCGCCCGCGCGGGCGCTCCGGCGCGACCGGAAGGCCGCGCGGCGAGCCAAGGCGATCGCCCGCGCGCTCACCAAAGACGACTTCGAAAGGTGGTACAAGCTGTGAAGCGCTTCTGGCTCGGGCTCGCGGCCGGCTTCGCCGCGTTCGCGATCGGGTTCCTGATCGCCTACGGTCAGTTCCTCTACCAGGAGCACACCCCCGCGACCAACGTACACGTCGTCCCCACGTCCACCCTCTACAACGTCGGGCCGTTCGGCCCCTGAAGGGAACTCGCATGACCAGGCTCCGCTGGGCCGTATTGCTGGCCAACGTGCTGGCGATCACGGCCCTCATCTCGGGGGTCGCCTCGGCGAGCCCGCGTGGCACCGCCGTGCCCCCGAGTCACGGAACCACCCTCACCGCGCCGGCCGTCACGGTTCCGTCCGGGAAGACCATCACCGGCCTCGACCTGCACGACGGGATCGTGCAGAAGTTCGGCGACACCTACTACCTGTACGGCACCCAGTACTCCTGCGGCTTCGCCTGGGGAGTCGGCGCGAGCACCAACCACTTCTGTGGCTTCGCCGTCGCCTCGGCGCCGAGCCTCGACGGGCCGTGGTCCGGGATCACACAGCTGATCTCCCCCACCATGATCGATCCGTGGAGCGGGCGGACGTGGGATGCACAGTGCGTCCGGACGAACGGGGCGGGCTGCTTCAACCCACGGATGGTGCAGCGACCGGACGGACAGTACGTGCTGTGGTTCAACGCCCCGGACGACTTCAACCTGGACCACGCCAACGCCTACAACAACTACCTCTGCTCCGGACCGACCGGTCCCTGCACGACGTTCCACAAGCCGGCCGCGTACACCTGTGCGAATGCCAACGGAGACTTCTCCATCTTCACGGACGGCTCCGCCGCCTACCTCGTGTGCACCGGTGCCGGAGGGACCGGGTACGCGGAGTTCGTGGAGCCGCTCAACGCCGCGTGGACGGACGGCACCGGAAACGGCTCTGCCGCGCTGTTCAGCGCGGTCGAAGGCGCCGGCATCTACAAGTTCTCCGCGACGCTCTACGTCATGACGCTGAGCAACCCCGAGTGTGGTTACTGCGACGCGGTGCCCACCATCTTCGGTACGGCCCCGACCCCAATCGGGCCGTGGACCTCGCCGGCCGGCTACGCGGCGGCACAGGGCTCCGGCCCACAGCCGATGTCGGCCCGGTACCGGGCGACCGTCAGCGCCAACACCTGCGGCGGGCAGCCCCGGACGGTCATGGTGCTGGACGGCCAGGCGTACCAGGGTATCGACCTGTGGGACGCCGGCAAGCTGAACCAGACAGCCGCCACCTACATGATCCAACCGCTCGTGTTCCACAACGCCCCCAACAACCCCACGGTCGGCTGGCAACCCTTCGACCCCTGGAGCTGTGCCTGATGAACCAGCCGCCGTTCATGTACGCGGTAGACCCGCGTCGTACCTCGGGCATGGCCGTCGCCTCGATGGTACTGGGCATCGTCGGGCTCGCTACCGGATGCTGCTCCTTTGGCATCTTCTCCATCGTCGCGGTGGTTCTTGGCCACGTCGCCTTGAAGGAGACGCGCACCAACACCGTCAAGGGGCACGGGATGGCCGTCGCCGGCCTGGTTATGGGATACATCCTCGCCGGACCCTCGGTTCTGGTCTCCGTCCTGTGGATCTTCGGCAGCCTGTTCGGTGGGTTGGCTGGAGTGGTCGCCCCGACAGCAACGCCGAGCTACTGAGGGAGGTGAACAAGTTGACGAAGGAACTGAAGCTAGCCATCATCGCCGGTGGATTCTGGTTCTCCGGACTCGTGCTGACCTCCCCGCTGATGCTGAGCGTCGCGTACGTCGCCGGCCGTGCATTCGCCCGCTGATCCCGTGCCCGCTCGGAGCGGCCGGCTCGTCCGGCCGTTCCTGGGGTCGCACGGTGCGACCAGAAGGAGAAGACGATGACCAAGCGCATCCTGGCGCTGCTGGCCCTCTTCGGCGCGCTGTTCCTCGCGTTAGCCGCGCCGGCCTCGGCGACCGACCCGAACTCGGGCACCACACAGATCACCGGGGCACCGGACGGCGGCCACCACGGCGACTGGGCCAGCGACGACTTCACCCGGTACACCACCGTCGCCAAGGACGACGACGGCTACACCGTGACCATCAACGACGACGGCCACTTCACCACCTTCGCCGGAGCGGCCTCGCCGCGCAACGGCGTGACGCTCCCGGACGCCCCGGTGACCGGGACGCTGAAGGGCCAGATGACGTTCCACGTCGTGTCCGAGGTCGCGCCGGACACGGGCCTGCTGCCGAAGTCGGTCAACGGGAAGCCCAACACCTCCGACTGGCCGCGCCGGCTGTTCCCGCCCAACACAGACGTCGCGATCACCTCGACCGGCTACACCTGGACCTACGCGACCGACTGCGAGAGCTGGACGGACTCCTCGGACAACAACGACGGCTCCGACGACTCAGCCGGCGACGTGACAGGGAAGGCCTGCCCGACCACCAGCCCGAGCACCTCGGCCTCGCCGAGTTCCTCCGGCGCGGTGCCCGTGACGGCCTCGGCGAGTTCCACGGCCACAGCCGTACCGACCCTGCCGGTGACCGGCGCACCCCTCACCGGGGTACTGGTGCTCGGCGTGGCCGTCCTCGTGGGCGGTGCCGTGCTCGTGACGGTGAGCCGGCGGAGAAGGCGCACCGAGGGCTGATCGTCGCTCTACGGCCATCCTAGGGCCGTCAACGGGGCCGCCTCGGCGAGGCGGCCCCGTTCCGTTCCCCGGGACGGGGTAGACGGACTACCGTCTGCCGCGTAAGCTACGGAGCGTAATCAACAACCACAGGAGGAACCATGACGGACGCCGACAAGTTCAACAAGCCCGACGCGGCGAGCGAGTACCGCCGCCAGCAGCACAACAAGGAGGTGCTGGACAAGGCCAAGCAGGCCAACGAGGGCCGGAACGGCTACGCCAACGCCGCGAACGGCCTGCGCCTGGAGGGCGGACCGCGCCGATGACCACAGCCATCATCCAGCGGCCCACGCCGCAGCCATCCGGTCCGCCGCCGCCGAGGCCGCGCTGGGCCGCCTACATCCCGCCGACCCCACCCGGGCCGCCGGATCCCAACCCGAACACGCCGGTCCCGCAGCCCGGGACTCCCGGCTACCCGGTCCCCCACTACGCCACCGCGCCACCGCTGCCGGGCGAGCCGGTTCCGGCGCCGAGGCCGGAGAACCCGAACCAGCCCCGACCGACGCGGGCCGGTACGGACCCGAAGCCGCCACAGCCGGCCCCAACGCCCAACATCCCGAACCCCCGGCCGCCGTCTCCGGGCAGTTAGTCTCCACCGCCAGACGGCCCAGCAGCCCCAGACCTCGGTCTGGGGCTGCTGGGTATCTACCTCCGGCCGAACAGCCGGCGAAGATCTCTTCAAGCGGCGCCGAGGGCTCCCTGTGCCAGGGCGATGATGTCGTGCAGCGCCTTGTCGACGTCGCTGGGCGTCGGGGTGGGCGTGGGGGTCGGGGCCGGCTTCGACAGCGGGACGTAGCAGATCACGTCGCCGTCGTTGTCCAGCATGGCTTCGAAGTCGTCGAAGCTCATGAAGAACCGGCCGCCGACGCCCCAGCCGAGACCCCAGGAGTTGGTGAAGCCCACCAGCTTCTTCTCCACGTCGATCTCGTCCGCTGTGAACTGATGGCCACCGCGCACGTCGCCGGTGACGTGCACGAGGCCGTTGGAGTCGGGGTTGTCCATGCCCGTGAGCCACGCCGCGCCGATCCCTAGCGGAAAGGTGGTCAGGGCGGCCAGCGCGGTCTCGGCGTTGAAGGCGTGCTGGTAGCCGGCGATCAGCCCGAGCTTGGAGACTGCCTTGGCGGCCGCCAGACCGGTGGAGCCGGTGTCCTGGCCCGGGTAGGTACCCGGCACGTTGTCGAGCTGGGTGGCCATGTGGTAGATGGTGTCCCGGGCCAGCTTCTCGTCCGCGTCGGCGTCGGTGGCGGACGGCCGGTACTTGTTGTCGGCCGGGATGGGGGCGTAGTTCGGCGCGGTGCCCGTTCGGCCGGTCGCGTCGTTGCCGGTGCACGAGCCGACGTTGCCCTGGTCCAGGACGGGAATGAGCCGGTCGTGCTTCGCCGATACCAGCTTCTTCGGGAACAGGTCCCGGGAGAGTTCGTACGCGATCGAGCGCGGGTCGTGTTCGACGTGCCGACCGAGGTACCCCGGGCCGTCCTCGTGGTGCTGTTCGATCCGGTAGGATGTCCAGACTGCGTGTGGCGCCATGCGCTACTCCTCGCGTACCTTGGTGGTGGTGAGCTCCTGGAGCTCATGGTTGTGGGACTCCAGCACATCGATCCGCGTGAGAGCGATGTCCAGAGCCGCCTGGAGCCGGGCGTTGTCCGCGAGCGCGGAGCCCAGCTGTGCCGAGAGCTTGTCCACGACCGTCTGTGCCGGGACCTCAACTTGTGCCATAGCGCCGATCCTAGACGTCGAATACTGTGCCTACCACACGACAGCCGCCGACGCCGGCCGCGCGCTGCCCAAGCTTGTTCAGTGCAGCCGAACCGCCTGTGCCCTGCCGCTTGGCCCGGAGCTGGATGGTGTGGCTGCCCGGCGAAGCAATCGTGATGGGATTGAGTGGTCCACCAGCCGGCACACCGGCCCCGATGAACGCGGAGCCAGGCGACGTACCCACAACTCCACCAGTGGTGATGTCTGTTCCATCCACGCTGACGATGACGCTGATGTAGTCCGAGGCGGTATCGCCGGCGCCCCAGGAGATGTCAGCTGATACGCTGACCTGCACGACGGTGTTGGATTTCGTCGTGGTGAAGCTGAAGAATGCACCGGGAACATCCTGATAGGAAGTCGACAGCGTCAGGCCAGCCGTCGCCTCACCGGACAGGTTGGAGATGCCAGTGATCCGGCCGCCCACCGTCAGGTTGCCCGAGATCGAGGCGGAGCCGCCGATGCTCAGGTTGGAGGCGGTTGTGGTTGTGCTGAGGTTCCCAACCACCTGCAACGAGTCGTCCGTCTTGAGGATGTTGGAAGATCCCCAGTAGAGGTTCACGTCCGGACCGAGCAGCAGCTTGGAGCTACCGCCAGTTGTGGGTAGTGAGAGGTTGCCGGCGACCGAGGCCGAGCCGCCCACGGTCAGGTTCGAGCCGGTGCCGGACAGCGTGATGTTGTGGCCAGTGAGGGTGATGTCCGAGGCGGTGTTGAGAAGCTGGATCCACGACGCCGAAGCCGGCGAGGAGCCGTTGGAGACGAAGAAGCGCCCGGTGTCCGTCTCGCGGATCGGCTGCCCGTTGTACGGCGCGCTCGGTCGCGTAGCCGAGGTGCACGCCGAAAAGCCCACCGCCGCGTCCAGGATGTCAGCGTTGCCGTTGTCGTACAGGACCTCGTTGAAGGTGTCGTTGACGTCCTTCTTCGACAGCCCGAGGCGAAGAGTGGTCGTGGCCATCAGCGGTCCTTCCTCAGCAGGGCGTTGGTGTCGGCCGGCTTGCCGGCCTCGGGCTCACGCAGAGCCGTTGCGGGTGGCTCGGGGGTGGAAAGGTTCGCCCGGAGGGTTGCCAGGCGATCCTCGTGTGGATCAGCGGCCTTCCTGGACCTCCGTAGCCATCGGCCCCGATCGACATGAGCGGCCTTGAGCGCGAGTGCCTCTGGATGCATGTGTGACTTGCGCCGCACCGTGTCCAGGTGTCCATCCGGGTCCGAGATCGGGTGCGCCTTGGCAGCAGCCTTGATCCGGCCCAGGTGGTACTCCCGCGCCTCGGCGATCGAGTCGGCGTTGTAGAGATGCTTCGGGTGCTCGTGGCTGTTGCCGTCCAACAGCGGCTCGTACAGAACGACGGTCAGAAGGGTGTCGATGTCCGCCGGGTCGATCTCGTACTCTGCCGCTCTCCACTCCAGAGCATCCTTGGGGATGAAGTGCCCCACACGTCCCTCGGTACCGTCGCGGTCTTGGATGACCACGAAGTGATGTTCGTACTCCTGGACTTCCTTGATATGTATGGTCATCAGCTGTCCCTGAAGATCCAGAAGTTCCATGTCTGGTTGGCGGAGACGCTCGCCCGGAGGTTGACGCCGGTTGAGCTGATGGCAGTAACCGTAACGTACACGCCACCAGAGCCGTTCTGCATCGTGCACAACGCGACCATGCTGCCGGCCATCGTCGCGCCGAAGGTCAGGTCCATCTCTTGGAAGTTCCCGGACTGCTGCCCGGTCATCAGCGCCTGTGTCGAGGTCATCGCCTCATAGTTGGTGAACCTTCCGTACAGCCGATAGGTTCCCCCGCTGTCCAACCAGATCTTCCCGTTGCCGGCGCCGCTCTGCAGGAACATATCAGCGCTCGGGCCACCGTAGATCTGTGCGCTGCCTGTGCCTTGGAAGTAGGCGTTGCCGGAGTTGTCCACCTGCATACCGTTACCGGGCAGCAAGTTAGACAGCAGCAGAACCGAGCCGTCCGAGTTGAGGTCCAGACCGCTGATCTGGTTGCCCGAGCTGTCTGTCATAGCCAGGTGCGCGCCAAAGGCGTCTCCTGCGACGTAACCGCCACGCTTGTTGCCAGACTGGTCGTTGTACTTGATGATGAATCCGTCTGGCCGGAGCAAGGCTGTGGCCTGGTTGAAGGATGCTCCGGTAGCAGACGGCCCCGAGTTCAAGCCGGTCTGCGTTCCGCCTGTCCCGTTGACTCCGTAGGACGTCGCGTTCAGCCGCGCCGGCCCCTTGGAGTTGATCCCATCGTAGAACACCAGAGTGGGATAGCTGCCTGCGCCGGGCGCCGTGAAGAACGGGTCCATGACGATGGCGGCATTGTTGTTCGGTGCCCAGTTGGTACGGACCGTACCGGTTAGCACCACCGAGCCGTCCGCAGCGCTGAAGTTCGCCGTGTTGTTGTTGCTGTTGTCGTACAACCGGATTCCGGCTGCATCGATCTCGGCCCGAGCCCCGAGGGTGGACGTCTTGATGGATCCAGCGAGCAGGATCTGTGTCGTGATCGTGCCGGCGGTGATCTTGTCGGCGGAGAGGTCGGTGATGTGCTGGTTGTCGATCAGCGTGGCCGTCGCCGAGGCCGCTGAGGATGCCGGAGACTTGTTGCCGGAGATGTCAACGGCGATGACCTTGACGTACACCCCGGCAGTCGAGGAGACGCCAAATGAACCCAGCGCGGGGATGTTCGCCGTGAGCATGCCTGCGTTCGCTACCAGCTTCCCCAGCAACGTCGCGCTGCTGGGGATGAAAGCCGGCTCGTACGAGGCGTGCACCTCCAGGTGGTGAAGGTCGGCCTCCAGGTTATAGGTGCCGCCAGAGAACTTCCCGAGCGTATGCGTCACCTGAACCGCGATGAGCGAGGAGGCGACGGCCGGCGCGGCCGGCTGGCTCGGCGCCACGGAGTCGGCCGCCGCTGTGATGGTGAGCGTTGAGGACCATGCCGACAGGTTCGTGGGCGTCGCGGTGTCAGCGAAGCGAATGCGGAAGTTGTACAGGACGCCGGGGGTGAGCTCCTTGATCGTGACGGTGTTCCCGTTGTTCCAGGGCACGACGACAGGGTGCCAGTCCGTTGTCGCCTGGTCCGGCTCGCTCGCCCCGGGCATCGTCAGGTAGGTGTAGCCACCAGAGTTCAGCTGGGCGTACGTCAGACCGAGCGCTGCAATCTGTGCATAGGTGGGCTGATCCGAGAACACCGTTGTGGGCTGGTACTGGATCTCATAGTATGCCGCGTCCAGGACCTCGGACCCGTCGGTGTTGGTCGGGGTAGTCCAGCTCAGTGTCACCTCGGCCTTCGTGGTACCGTCCGAAGTAGACTGATAGAAGGCCGTCAGCGGAGTGTTGAAGCTCGGCGTGCCCGGGACCGAGTTGTCCGGAAGTACCAAGCCCTGTCGGAACTCCAGCGCTCGGATACGCCGGTCATAGTCCTTGATCTTGGCGGTGCCCTTGTCGCCGGCCGGCTGGGTGTAGCTAGGACACATGCTCCACCACCGAATCCGCGTAGATGATCGCCGTGCCCGGGACTGTGGGCCTGATGTCGATCTTGGCCACCCGGATCGTACCCTGAGCCGGCGTCGGATGCCGAGCCGACTGCAGCCAGTAGGGAAGCGTGTCCCCGATGTTGATCCGGGCGAGGCCTGGCGCCTTGTCCAGCGAGAGCGTGAACGTCGGGTTGACGAGGATGCCACTCAGCCGGTTGACGTCGTCGTCAGCGTGGTCGTTGAGGGTGTTGACGTCGGTGATCCCTTGCCCTGCATAGCTGATCGACTCCTCCATGAGTGGGAAGCCGGCCGCGATCTCAGCAGCCTCGAACCCGTGCGCCGAAGTGGATTGCATCGCTACTGTGCTGTTGTTGTTCGCGTCTCCCACCGCCACCGTCGAGTTGGCCGACTGGGATGTGGTGCGAGGCCACGCGTAGTCGGTGAGGTTGCCCGGGTAGCGCAGGATGCGACCGGCCGCGTCGGCGGTTCCCAGCGTCGGGTATCCCAGCTGCAGCCGCCAGCCGAGCGTCCCGCCGGTGTAGTCCACCCAGGTCGGGGTGAAGGTCCACTCGAACCCGTTGATGACGTTGCCCAGATCCTTCGCTGCGTCGAGCACCTTCGTCCGGTCCGAGGCGAGATAGCTCCGCTGGCGCAACACAGTCGATAGGCTGTTGTCCATGACTATGTTGGCGATCTCGCCGCCCGTCTTCGCGAGCGCGTACTTGAACAGCGACCGGATGATGTCGAACTGGTCGTTGTTGCCGTAGGTGAGGTTGTCGCGGATCTCGCGGTACGCGAACACGCTCTCCAGCGTCTTGAACGACATGGGGAGCGCGCCGGCCGCCGCTGAGGAGTGGCTGTCGTCCCAGAAGACTCCGGACCAATATGGCGTGCCGTCGCCGACCGCCCACAGCACCGTCCTCTTAGGAACAAGTCGGCTCACCATCTCCGAGTTCCCGTCGAGGCTCAGCGTACCGTCGCCGGCCGCCTCGTCACCGCGAGCCCGGGTGAGCGTGCCCGGTGCGAAGCCCCGGATGCGGTCCGCGATCACACGGCCAGTCCGGAGGTCGGTCGCCTTGTACACCCAGTCCATCAGAAGATCTTCACCAGAGCTGCCACCTGGCCCGAGAGCGTTCGTGTGCTTCCCGAGTCGTGGTCGGTGTAGAATCCTATGCTGTCACCGGCGTTGCCGTGGATGGGGAACAGGAAGGAGCAGTGCGAGGAGTCCGCGTTGGTGACAGGGTTTGCCGCGTTCCGGCTGTGCGTCCAGAAGGTCGAGCCCTGCTTGATGTGGATACGCCGTATACCAGAGGTGTTGGGGTCATAGATGACGCGGAGGTACCCGAGCCACAGCCCCGCCGAGGGCAGCGAGAAGTTCAGCGGCGAGCCGGAGGGGTACACACCGAAGTCCTGGTTCATGTCCGCCGAGGAGTTCCACAGGATCTGCGAGGGGGTGTGGTTCGACGAGGAGGCGAGGGTGTTGCCGTCTGCCCGGGTGACGCGGAGGTACTGAGAGCGCGCGAAGACGTTGCCCGTACCGTTCCACACCCCGAAGGCGCCGGTGGACAGGTCATAGAAGAACGTGCCGGCCGGCCCGGCAGTCGGGTAGGCCGCTGAGTTGGACACCGGGACGATGCCGCCGGCTGCCGTGAAGAAGCGCCGCAGGTCTTGGATCGAGCCGTGCGTGCCACCGCCGCCCGCGAGGTCTGTTGCCGTCGCCGGCACGACCAGCCGGGCGATCGGCAGGAAGTTGCTGCCGGGGTTGGGATCGGCCGGCGTGGACGACGGCGCACCGGTCACGATCACCACGTTGGAGGTCGAGGTGCCGTCTCCGTTGTCCACGATCTTTACGCCCACCAGATCCCAGCGTGGGTTGACGCTGTCGGCCGCAACCGTGGTGAGTACGGTGTCAGCGTTGAGCGCGCCGAGGTACACACCTTGGTCGCTCGCGTCTGTGCCCTGTACCGCGAACTGGAACGCCTTGACCGTGAAGCTCAGCCCCGAGGTCCACACGCACAGGCCCGGCGTTCCGCCCGAAGGCCTGATCCCGCTCCACACCGACAGACCGCCGGCCTGGTTGAAGCCGGACGCGGTGACGCCGGCCGCCAGCCGGAGATCCTTGCCATCCAACGCAATCTGGTCGATGGCGTAGACGGCGGAGGTTGCTACAGAAGTTGCCATGTCGTCGCCTCACTGCCATGCGTCGGAGTAGGTGATGGTCGCGGAGCCCGAACCTGAACCGCCGATTCGGATTCGGTTGGTGTCCGGCTGTAGCCGGAACCAGTCGCTTCCAGCGTCGGCTGAGTAGAACACCGATCCGTTGAGGAATCCCATGAAGTTCAAGGAGTCCACCTGAAGGATGTCGCCGGCCCCCAGCGTCAAGCCCGTGTAGGTCACGGTCCTGTTCTGCTCCACCGAATGAAACGAGGGGGATGTCCAGGGGCCGTAAACCGTTGCATACCAAGGGGTTTCGAAGTCGCCGTGATTGGTGAACGTTCCCTCGTTGCTCGGCGCCGCCGCCGGGATGAGCAGTGGCGGCGTGAAGGGCGGTGCCAGACCGGTTGGCGGAGTCGGTGGGGAGATCGGCGTGGTGTAGGTCTGTACCGAGTACTTGCGCGGGTCCGGCGCGATGAGCGGGACGGAGAAGCTCACCGAGTTGAGATCCAGCGACAGCTCCTGGATCCGATCATCCCGGCGCAGCTTGGTGGTCTTGGGGATCGGCTCGTTGTACACGAACGTCGCGAGGTCGTTCGCCCCGCCCGAGCCGATCGGGCAGGCCCGTGCCATGTCCGAGCGCGCGACGTCCCGGAGGGCCTGCGTCGGGGCCATCGCGGTCACGCGAAGGGTGATCAGGCGCGGGCCATAGAACTGTGGCGAGGGCACACCGCCGTGGTCGCCAGAGTTCTGCGTCACCTGACCCGAGCCGATCGCTGCACCATCCCAGCCATCGACACCGTGCAGCAGCCACATGGTACCGTTGGCGTCTACGTTGCCGAAGGGGATCGACTTGGTGCCGTAGGTGAGAGACCCGCTCCAGTACCCAACCGCCGCCGTCATCACAGCACCGCCAGATCGAGGTCGCGGAACATCCGCTGCTTGTCGGTGCCGCTCGGCGGAGCCCCGTTGTAGTAGAGGTTGATGGTCTTCCCGCTCCCGCCGGTACCGCGAGCCGGCGCAGAGGCAGGGTTCGCGCCAGGCGTAGTGGCCGGAGACGTGTTGTTAGGGGCCAGGCTGAGACCGTACCAGGACGCGGCCTCGGCAAGGATGTTCATGGAACGTAGCGGGTCGTTGGTCAGGCGCGGGATGAACGCCTCGCCACCGGTCTCCGGCTCAGCGAAGACCACTGGGCCGTCGTTGTACACGCCCGCATCCAGCAAGCCGGTCGCGGCGTGCCGGATGCCGCCGTACCGGTAGCTGCCGAAGCCATACTGTGAGTACCCCGGGGTGTTCTGTGTCGTCTTGGAGTAGTGGGTGTTGACGTAGATGTCGATTTCCTTCTTGGTCTCGATCGCCTGAATGGCGTATTCGAGATCCTCTGCGGCCTGCTTCGCTGCCGCTGCACCCGGAGTAGCGAACTCGGTTGCGACATCCTTGGGGATACCGAACAGCGTTGCGATGAGGTTCGCCGTCGCGGCTCGGCTCATGCCCGCCTGCTCCGCCGTCGCAGCCAGCTCCGAGATGTTACCGGCGAGAGCAGCGCTGTAGGCGTGCGCCGCCTGTACACCGTTCGCGCCAGAGTTCTCTGCGTTCTTCCGCACTGCGTCGGCCGAGTCCAAGGCAGCTGTGGCGGTCTGGTCAAACTGCTGCTTGAGCGCGCGGCCGGCCGCAGTGTTGAGGTCGAGACTCTTGTCGCTACCGTCCAGAGCGGCCTTCAGCTGCACCAGAGAGTTCTTGTAGGCGATCATCGACTCATCGGCGTTGAGGGATGCCTTGGCGTCATTGTTGAAGTCGTCGAACAGCTTCTGGACAGCGTCGTCTGCTTCCTTGGCTGCCTGCGCGGCCTTCTCAGTGGTGTCGCCGAAGTCCTTCACACCACTGGCAGCCCTCTTGGAGGAGGTCTCCCCACCATAGAAGGTATCGTTGAGATCCTTGAGCGCCGACTTCGCGGCGCCACCGATCCCGGGCACTCCAGAGAGCGCCTTCAGTAGGTATTCCAAGGGAATCAGCGCCGTACGGGCGCCATTCATCATGCCCTCGAACATGGTGGAGCCTTCATCCAGGATGAACCCGATGAAGATCAGAAGGCCGGCCAGGGTGGTACCGATGACTCGGATGGCGTCGGCTGCTCCCTGCCCACCATCAGCGATCTCGGACATCATCTCCTTGAGTCCGCCGCCAATCACCGGCAAGATGTCCGCGACGGCACCGAGCACATTCGCCATCTGCGGACCGGCCTCGTCCGCCCCCTGCACCAGCTCTTGGACGAACTGAGACGCGCCGTCCGTAAGGCGGGTGATCGACGGAGCCAGGGTGTTGAAGAGATTCTCCAGGTCTGGCATCTCCGAGTCGAAGGTGTCCCGGATGATGCCCGCCGACCCCACCAGCCTGTCGATGAACGGCGAGGCTGCCTGCTCCAAGTCAGCCTGTACCGTATTCGCCATGCCCGAGAAGGCAGCTGAAACCTCGGGATTCTTGGCCTCAGCGATGATTCCCGCTGCGAGCGCACCGCCACCCAGCACACCCAGGATCGCCGCCGAGGCCGAGGCTGCCAGGAAGGAGCCGAACAGCAAACCAGCAGTGGCTGCCGCCCCGCCCACCGCCAGCTGGACCTCTGGAGGAAGCTCAGAGAAGATCTTGAATGCGTTCTTGGCGCCATCGATGATGCCATTGCCGAAGACGTCGCCGCCCTCAACGCCAGCCTTCTCTGCTGCGATGCCGAACGACTCGAACAGGCCGGAAGCGCTCTTGGGGGCTGCGCTCTTGACGCTCTTGTCGAACGCCTTCCACCATACGTTCGAAGCGTCCAGGCCGCCGCTATCGAACTCCTTGTTGAAGAGCTTGTTCAGCTCGCTGAGGGCAGCCTCGCCGTTCCCGTTGAACTGCTTGTAGAAGTCGTCACCGAAGGTCTTGGCGAAGGCGAGAAACTCCGACTTGTGCTGCTCGAAGTTCTCCTTGAAGTTGCGAGCAGCCTTCTCCCCCGAAGGACCGATCCCCTTCTCCAGCCCATCGCCCAGGCCCTTACCGACCTCCTCACCGATGCCGGGCGCAGCCTTGGTAAGGTCGTCGTCTACCTTGCGGGTGACCTTCTCTGTAGCTCCGTTGAGGCCGTTGTCGTCGATGTCAACAGTGACCTCGACGTAGCCCTCGCCAATCTTCTCGCCCGGCATCGCTCACCTCCCTACGCGGCATTGAACTCGAACAGAGGCGGCATTCCTGGGAGCGTGGGCAGGCTCGCGGCCGACTCCGGCGTGATGACGGCGGCCGGAGCCGGCGCGGCCTCAACCTCCTCGCTCAACCGGCGCATCGTCGCTCTCACGCTCCCCTCATAGTTCGGCAGGCGCTCGGCCAGCCGGATGAACTTGGGCCCCGGCAGCTGGAAGATGTCATCGACCCGGTGGTACACGCTCATGTCCGACTCCACATCGTCCAGGAGCAGCGGTATCCAGGCCACACTTCTCAGCTGCCGTTCGAGTTTCCCGCCATCAGCTTCGACGTCGCGACCGACTTGGCCTTGATGATGTCCACGATCTGCGTGTACTGCTCGGGGGTCATGGACTCGGCATTCTTCAGTGCCTGCCAGCCGTCCTCCCCCAGCGCTGTCTTCATCAGGTAGATGAGCGACGCACTGTAGCTGACACTGACCATGATCTCCAGGGCTCGCAGGCACTCTGCCGCCGTGAAGGATCTGACGATGGTGTAGACCTTGCCCTCCACCTTGAACAGCGGGTCGCGCGGCCGAGTCGGAGCCTCGGCGTCAGCATCGGCGTCCATCGGCGGCGGATCCAGATCGATGATCGGCATGGCGTCGCTCCCTCTCCAGGATGCGTATGGGTTGTTTGACCGTCCTCTCCGGACGGTCGCCGGGAGCCTACGCGCCCGGCGCGTCGATGATTCGGTACGGTGCTCGGGTCGAGCTGACGTAGTGCGCCATCCACGTCACCGGGAACACCTTCTGCCCGTCCTTGCTGTCGGCGGTTCCGACCGCCGCCGTGGACAGGCACTTCCGGACGATGACGCGACGGCGCTTCCCGTTGGGCCCCCACCCGTCCACCATGATGGAGATGTAGCTGGGGGTCGCACCGCTGTTCGCCAGCGACGGCTCGAACGTCCCCGGTGCACCGGTCGTCGCGGCGGTCACCAGCGCCGAGGAGTTCAGCGTGGCGCCGTAGTTGGTGAGGGTGACCTCGGCCAGCTGCGTGGCGACGGTGAGCTGGACGTTGGTGAGCCGGCGCTCCACGTCGTACACGATCTGGTCCACGACCAGTTCCTTGTAGGTGGGCGTGACGGTCCAGGTGACACCGTTGTTGGTGCCGCCGAAGCCGTTCCAGCCCGAGGGCGGCGCGCCGGTCACCGAGTTGTCGGTGGGCTCGTTGGCGCCGGTGATGTCGAAGTTGGCCCAGTAGAGGTCCGCCGGCCCCAGGGCGAGGTTGCCGGCGGTGACAGCGTTCGGGTTGTTGCTCACTTGAGGCTCCTCGTCCTCGACGGGTCTGTTAACGCCATCTCCCTACCGGGAGCCTCTTGGCTGGTGATGGTGCTCACGAGAGGGCCACCCAGTTCATGACCATCTCGAAACCTATGTGGGCCCAGGCTGCCTGGTCCCCGGGGCCGGGGGTCGCGCTCGGCCGGCGCACCGGCTCGTTCATCGGGAACGCGCTCAGCACCCGCGCGTCAGGGTAGTTCGGGCCAGGCGAGAGCGTCACGGCGACCGCTCGGTGATCCGAGCAGCCGCGCCAGACGTTCTCAGCCAACACAGCCGCCTTACCCCAGTCCGGCTTGAGGGTGTTGACGCTCCGGATTCCCCAGCAGTCCACCGAGATGATCGACCGCCGGCCCGACAGCTCCGGAGAGAACAGTGATCCGCTCAGCAGCGACAGCTCCACAAAGCCGTACTGGACCCACTTAGAGGTGTTCTGCGGGAGGTCCATCCCTACAATGGAGGTCGGGATGTTCGCGAAGGTACGCACCAACGCCTGAGCCACCAGCTCAGGCGTTGGGCGCAGAACAGGCGTGGTCATCGCTGTGAGTACAGAGCCGGCCGGAGGAACGGCTGTGCGCGCGTCCCCGGGTGGTTGACGTGGCGGCCGAACACCTGTCCCGTCTCGCGGTTGCGGAGCGGGTATCGGCCGTGCGAGTCGATGGCGTGCGGACGGGAGCCCAACTCCGTGACCAGCGTGTGGTTCGAGCGGGAGCCGATCCGCCGCGTCCGGTCGTCCACGCGCTCGTTGTACATCTTGGCCACGAGGTCGCCGTACTTCACTGGAGCACTGGCCCTGGCGACGATGAAGACAGCCGACGAAGTGGGGTCCAGGAGCTTCTCGTTGCCCACCTTCAGCACCCAGTCGTGGGCGGCCGGATTTGGCACCGACGTGTGCGACATCCTCACCCCACCCTCTCCGGCCGGGAAGCCTTGCCATGCGCTGTACGGCCCTCTCCGGACCGCTTATGAGGGTGATCTTACGTGGTGGGACCGGATACGGAACAGCCCCGCTCCCTCCACAGGAGCGGGGCTGTTCACAGGCAACCAACAGGATCCAACCGAAGGCGAGCGGCCGTGCTCGCGTCTTCGACGGTACTACGCTGCATCAACTGCGTCTAGGGTGAGCTCAACGTCAGAGTCGATGACCGGCGAGGTCGTGTGGGCCACCGACTTGACCCGCCAGAACACCCCGGTCCGTTCGTCCTTGATACGGGTGGTGCCGGAGTGAACCATGCCCGCGTACGCCGAGGGGAGCCGGCCGGTAGCGCTCCGGATCACGCGCGGCTCGCGCGAGGCCGGATCGGAGGCATTCTGGCTCTCCTCCAGCAAGAACATGATCACGCCAGTAGCAGCCGGGAACGTGTTGTCGTCGGCCGTCCCGTAGTTGTAGACGTCCATGGTCGTCGCGTCGTCATTGTAGATGCTGGCTGTCGTCGTCGCAGTGGCGTACATGGCTACATCGGTGTCCAGTAGGCGGAGCTTTCGTAGTCCCCGGTGTCATGCTCCATGTCGTACCAGCGCTGCCGGAGCGACAGGCCGCCGCGCCGCTGCATCCGGATACGCACCGAGCGCGAGCGCTTCCAACTCAGCTTGGATAGCGCGCGCTTCGCCAGCGGCGCCAGCGTGACCGACTCCGCGTCCACAAAGGAGAACGACGTTGCGGCGTGGCCGGCGGAGCTGATCTCGTTACGAGTGAAGGCGTCGGGCGCGGAGCTGAGCCAGGCCGCCTGGTAGGCTACCGCCTGCATCAGCCTCCACTTGTCACGGGGTCGGATGTTGATGCGAGCGTTGGTTGTCGTCTCGGAGTGGAGGTCGATCACGCCCTGTGCCATCATCAGCGTCTGGACCGTGACGACCTTGCCAGTGAGGTTGGCGACGTCAGCCACAGTAGCCCATGTCATTCCAACGCTCGCCACAGTTGCCACCACGGCGATGACGTCGTCAACCTCCGGCTGATCTGAGGTCCAAGACACCGGGTAGTTCCCCGGCGTCTGGTCGGCCGGGATCGCCCAGCTGTAGGTGTACTGCCCGGTGGCGGGGTGGACGATGCCGGCCGAGGTCGGCCCGATCCCTGCCCCGCCACCGATCGTGATCTCCAGACCCGATACATCGATCGGCGGCCCACCCACACCATCGGTGTAGGAAGCCCCGACCGTGACGGTCGTGCCCTGTGCCGCCGATACCATGTCGTGTCAGGCCTTCTTCTTCGCGACGGCCGCCGGGTCCAGCTCCTGGCCCATCTGGCCCTCGCCCGGCTTCGGGTTGGCGTCGTGCGAGACCATCATCATCGGGTCCAGCGGATCGGTCTCCTTGTCCTCCTCGGCCGAGCGCTGCTCCACCGGCATGACCTCGGCGACCGGGCCGGAGTACACCAGGCGCCGCTTGCCATTGTCCAGGTACTCGTCCTCGTCCAGCGTCACGTCGTCGATGGCGGTGACCCGGACGCCCTTGTTACGCGCCTCCTCCACGAGGAACGCCTTGTTGGCCTGGTGGTCGTGGTCCACGAGCGGGATACCGTTCTCCACGACCTCGAACACCCGGGTGTACCGACCCGGCTTGTAGGCCGACTTGTCGCCGTGCCGCGCCTCGACGTCCCGCTCGAACTCCGCCGAGTTGGTGCTGACGCGCTTCTTGGTGGTGGTGGACTTCGCCTTCGCTGCCATGCTTCTTCCCCTCCTAGACGAACGGCCGGGCCAGCGATCGCTGGCCCGGCCGCCTACGAGCCGAGGTTACCCTTAGCCGCCGATCAGCTCCAGGACGGACGCGGCCTGCGGGAAGCCGGTGCCGTAGCCCTTGCGGGTGCGGACCTTGAGCAGCGCCTCGTCCGTCAGGAACGCCGGCCCCGAGTCCGCGCCGGCCACCATCGACTCCACCGGGGTCCGGTCGCCCACGATGAGGTAGTCCTTGTTGACGAAGAACAGCAGGCTGTTCCCGCCCGGGTTGCTCAGCGCGGTGGCCGAGGTCTTGGCCCCCTGGGTCCAGTACACCGGGTAGCCCAGGATGGTCGGCGGCAGGCCGTCGCCCTCCCGGCCGTCCACGAACACCGGCATGCCGTTCGAGGTCGTACCCGAGGCCGCACCGTTGTAGGTGAGGCCGGTGATGTTCCGGACGTACGCCTTGAAGGCCGGGTGCGCGATCCAGCACATCTGGCCGTCGTCGAAGAAGTTGCCGGACTCCACCAGGCCCATCACGTTGGACAGGTTGGTGTAGCCGAACGCGGACGGCGCCGCCGAGGTGTAGTTGGCGTTGGCGGAGTAGCCGGCGTTGCTGTCGGCCGACTTCAGCGCCAGGTACAGCGAGGTGAACGGTACGCCCGCGCCGACCGCCGCCGTGGTACCGAGGCAGGCGTTGTCGAACATCTTGGCGTACTGGCGCGCCCACGCCTTCTTCTTGATGGTGAGGATGTCGATCGAGGTGTCTTCGATGTCCTCCTCGGCGATCCGGACCGCCGAGCCGAACTTGGTGGCCGTCAGCACGATGTCGTCGTTGTTGGCGGTGCTCTCGGAGTACGAGGCGGACTTGGCCACGACGCCCACCGACACGCCGCCGTCACGCGGGACGTCGAACTTGTTGGTACGCATGGGCACGTGCGCGCCGATCCGCTCCATGACGGAGGTGAACATGATCTGCTGGAGAACGTCGGAGCCCTTCTCCTCAGCGATCCAGCTGGAGAAATCCTGGGCGGTCATGCCCAGCTCCTTTCGGTTGTTGGAGTCATCTTTCGGCCCCAACTCCCTACCGGGAGTCTCGTGGGTAGCACTCTTGCGGGATAGTACTACTGGAGTTCAGATACTTACTGGCGAGCCGAGCGGGAACGCCACTCTTCCCGCTCGGCTCAGGCGCGCTCGTGTTGTAGCTACCGCTGTCCGTGCCCCCGGAGGTAGGCCAGCTGTCCCTCGCTCGCGCTCAACTCACGGGTTGAGGCGCGCGCCGCGCGGCCGGCCCGACCGTTGATGCGCGGCGCGACGCGGCGCCGCGCGGCCGGCTTCACCGGCTCCGGCTCCTCCTCGGTTTCGTCCGCGAACAGCTCCGGCCAGTCGTCCCGCAGCTTGTCGATCTCGTCTTCCAGGCCGAGCACGGTGCCGTCGTCGTCCACCTCGACCTGATCCATGTCGATCAGCTTGAGCGCGCGGTCCAGCCGGCGGTCACGGTCCTCGGCGCTGCCGAACTTGTAGCCGGCGTCGGTCAGCAGGTCCTTGGCCTCGGAACGGATCGCCACGGGCTTGTACTTCTCCGCCGCCTTGCGCGCCTCGGTCTCCCGCGCCTCGGCGATCATCTCCGCGACGTCCTCACGGGTCAGGCCGCGCTCGGCACCCTTCTCCCGCGCCTCGGCGTCCGTACCGCCCTTGGCCACGACCGCCTTGACGGCGCGCTTGTCGCCGGCCGTGGGCTCCCGGCCGTCCGTGGCCTTGGTGTCCTTCGCCTGGGCGCGGTTCTTCCACCGCGTCTGCTCCCGGCGCGACTTGGCGAGCTTGGCCCGGGTGGCGTCCAGCTCCTTCTTGAGCTGCTCCGGCGACTTCTCCTCGTCCCGACCGGTGCCGCCGGAGTTCTTCCGGCCGGCCGCCTTGCGTGGGCCGGTGCCGTCGTCCTCCTCGTCCCCCTCCGACTCGTCCTCGTCGGACTCGTCGAAGTCCACGTCGAGATCGTTGTCGTCGTCGGCCTCGTCGTCGTCTTCCAGCGCGGGGTCCACCACGTCGTCGTTGTCGTCACCGGGGTTGTCGTTGTCCTGAATGGGCATACCGCCCACCTCCTCAGATGTCTGTTAAGCAGCGAGCTTAGTTGGCATGTTTCGTCGTGCTTCCTCCACCACGCTCTTGGGCAGGAGGTTCGGCCCGCTCAACAGCCGGGCCAAGGCGCGACGCCGTGACGCGCTGTCGGCCTCGCTGGGCAGCGCCCAGCCCTTCGCGATCGATCGCTGCGCCTCGCGCTCCAGCGCTCGCGCCAGGAACCGCCCGGCTTCCACCGAGGCGACCTTTTGCACATCACAGCGGCAGTGCGGGTGGGCCGGCGGCCCTTCGAACGGCTTCCCCTTGTGCACTGTTCGCTTCGGATCGAAGCTCCGACCGCCGGGCCACCGACCGTCCGTTGAGATCTGGCCGGCGTACGCCAGGCACACCACACAGGCGTCCCGCTCTGCGACCCAGATCACCGGCGAGGGGTCGTCGATCGCCGGCTTAGCGGCTGCGCGCTCCACGTAGCCGTTCACCGAGGCCCGTACCACCGACAGGCCGCGTTCGAGGCTCCCTGTGGCTGTCAGGGTGCTTTCCTGTGGGTTCCTGCCCACGGCGAGCGCGGCCTGGGCGCGGGCCGTCGCGTCGCGCAGGATCGCTACGATGTCCGGCGGATCAGGTGGAGTCGTCGAGGCGAAGCCGCCGAAGCTGGAGCCGAGCGCTACCGCTGAGGCGCCGCCGGCCGTCAACGCGCTGAGGTCCACGCCCGAGAAGGCTCGCCCGATCAGCGGCCGGGCGAGCCCGAGCGTGAACGTCCCGATCACCGCTGCTGCCAACAGCTGTCGCCGGATCATCGCGATGGATACACCGGCCAACAACCCGGCCAGCACACTCGCCTCCAGCGCACGGAGCGCAGCGGACCGCACATCAGCATTCGCCTGTGCCTGGGCCGCCTGGACGTCAACCGGCGTTGTCATCAGGGTCGCTTGGTGATATCGATGTCACCAATACTCCAAGTGAATCGGTCATCCATCTAGATCACCTCAGCTTCAATGGTGCGTTTGCCGTCCAGGATCTCATCGCTGAGTATGCGGAACTTGGTGCCATCACCCAAAAGGATCTCGGTCTCAGGATCAGAGATCTTGTGCCCCATGGCGACAGCCTTGGTGCCCTTCGGGACGGTGATCCGCATGACCGCCATCCGTCCCCACATCTGGCTCTGTCCGGCGCTGGGCGAGGTCGAGACGAAGCCGTGATCTACGAACTCCATACCCTTCATGGATTCCTTGGGGAGCCCGGCATACTTGATCCCCCGAAACACAGCGATATCGGCCGAGACGGGATGGGCGTCAGCGAAGTCCTTCCGCAGATCCTCTACTAGCTGCCTGGTATGGGGGTCGCGGATCTTCGACGCATCACCCTTGTACTTCCGAAGTCCCTTGTTGACGGTTCGGTATCCGCTCTTGCGATACTCCGCGAGGGCGGCACTGTTCCCTATCCCCGTAGCCTCCAGAGCTGCTTGTCCCCGAAGCCGGCCGCGCGAATCTGCACCGGGACGCAGATACAGATTGGCCTCTTCGCGGTCTACCGCCTCAGAGATCCGCCTGTCTTGCAAGTCAAACACGTAGTACTGGTTGGGCTTCGTCTTTACGACGGTACCGAGCTTCTTCCCGCTCTCTGGGTCGTGTACATCAAACCTGCCAGGCTTACTCGGCTTCCACACCAAGGTGCCTAGTGATCGTTTGCCCTCCTCAACCGTCTTCTCGCCGGCTGCGACGGCTGCGACCTCCTTGTCAACCAGAAGCTTCTGTGCCCCGACCTTAGAGCCGTGCGCCTTGATGACGGCTGCCTCAGGAGTGAGCGGTATCCAGCCATGCTTCCAGTGATAGACGCGCTCAGCCACTGCTGCCCTCCTCTGGCGCCTCGGGGATGTCCACCTGGAGCAGCTGGGCTGCGAACTTGTTGACCTCAGCCGCGTCCACGACGCCGAGGCTCGCCGCCGCGCCGAGCGACTGCAGGGCCGTCGCGATCATCTGCAGTATCTCCACGCGGCCCTTGAAGTTGCTCTGCTCCAGCGTCTTCATCCAGCCGTCCACGACCTCAGCCTCATACCCGGCCTCGATCAGGGATTCGCGGACCGGCACGCCGGCTCCCTGCTGTGCCTCGATGGTCTGCCAACCGTCGAGGTCACGGACCGAGTTCACTGGCGCCCAGCGGATCTGCACCTTGGCGTCCTCATGGCCGAGGATGTGGAGCGCGAACTCCAGCGCCTCTTCCCATGGCGGCGTGAACATCATCGTGAGCTGACGGCAGTCCTCGATCAGCGGGGACTTGGCCTCGGCCTGGGACACCCCGGAAGGCAGCTGGCCGGACGGATCGATGTACTGCAGCGGAGTCTCGGTCACCGTCGACATCGCCTTGATCCACCACTCCAGCGGATCGATGAAGTTGGATACCGGCGAGGCCGGCCACTCCCCCACGCTCTTCACGCCGTGCAGCGGGATGATCGTGCCGGGGCCGCCCTCCATCCGGTTGGCGAGACCACCTTCCGGGGCCGGGTCGTTCCCGTCTTCCGCGTCGTTGTCGTCCCAGTCCGGCGTGTCCGAGAGGTCGTCGGTGATCCCCTCCATCAGCATGTACCGCTGGGTGAAGCCGTGCAGCTCCGTCGCGCTCATCTGCGTCGCGGCGATCTTGGTGATGGCGTTCTGTGGCCCGTAGGCGTCAGCGTGCACCGGCCGGCCGTACGGGCGGTCCGTCCGCAGGTGGAACACCGGGATGATGCCGAACGGGTTCTTGACAGGCCATGTATCGCCCTGTACCGCCGTACCGCCTTGATCCAGCACGTTGGAGGTTAGGTCCGGGTCCGTCGAGGCGTCCGGGCCGGGCATTGTCGAGCCTGGACCAGAGTAGGTGGTGCCCTGGTATGTGCCGTACCAAGCCATCTGCGCGCCGACCAGCTCCTCACTCACGGTAGGGTTGTCGATCGGCTCCTGTTCCTCGGCCTCGTCGTCGGCGTGCGTTTCGATCCACTGCGCGAAGTCGCTATCGCTCTCTGCCTTGTTCGGATCGACACCTGGATTGGAGATGTACATCTCAATCCGGTCCGGGTAGTACAGGTTGACGCGGCAGCGCTGGTTGCTCTTGTCGTCGTCGTGGACTGCGAACTCCTCGCTTTCCGTCCACATCTTCGCCGCGAACACCGGCGTGCGCTCATCCTCCTCGCTGTAGAAGATCCGCATGGTCTTGGCGCTCTCGAAGAACACCTCCACCGGCGGCTCTCCGTTGTCGCCGTCCCCCGGCCACACGAGCAGGTAGGCGTCCCCGCACACCAGCGCGCCACGGTGGGCGATCGGCGCCTCCAGATCCATCTGGTTCGCCTTCCACACCTCATTGACGAGGATGTCGGTGAGCTCCTTCGCGGCTGCCGTCGCGGCCTCGTTGTCCTCGGCCGGCGCGACGCTCACCGAGGCGATCTTCAGCCGCGACAGCCGAGAGGTCACAGGCTTCTTGGCGAAGTTGACCTTGAAACCTTGCGCTGACTTGGAGATGCGCTTCCTGATGGCAGGCGAAGCGAACACCTCGCCCACCCGGCCGTAGTAGTAATCCTCGGCCGTGGTGTACTCGGTGTTGTTCTCCCGGATCTCGTGGACCGCAAACTCCAGGTCGCTCATGGCGGAAATCCTACCGGTCAGCTAGCGCCGACGTAGTTAATGGGCCGGCGCACGGGCCGGGATCGGCTCGCCTTCGCGCGCTCCAGCTCCGTGGCCCACTTGAGGAAGTACTCCGCGCCAGTACCAGCCGCGTCCACCAGGTCATCGTTGATACCGTGCGGGAACGACAGGCACTGGTCGCGAAGCTGGGGGTGATCTCGCACCGGGTCCGGCCCGAACAGCACACGCGGCTCAGGGACCGCCTGGCAGTGAGCGAGGAAGCGCGCGGCTCGGACCTCCTTGGGGTCGGACTGGTGGATCAGCGAGAGCCTCACCCCAGGGATGCCGTCCAGTGCAGCGATCCACAGGTCACCGCCTTGGTTGCTCTCGCACAGGATCAGTCGGATCGGGAACGCCTCGCAGATCTGTACCACGATCGGCTTGAGCCGCTCGCTGGACACCCGGACCGCGAGGGTGAACACGATCTGTGCCCGCTTCTCGCTTGGCGAGTACGCCACAACCGCGAGCGCGGTCCAGTCACTCTTCTTCTTGGATGTCACGGCCGGGTCGATCGACAGCAGGTAGCGGGTAGGCGTACGCAGCACGCCTACCGGGAAGTCATCCACACCCCAGTACGTGCCGTCCGCCGCGATCGGCATATTGGCGAAGTTCTTCGCATAGCCGCGCGTGTGCCGGATGGAGTTGAGGAACTCCAGCGACCACTTCGCCGGCCACAGCGAGCGCTCCGAACCGTCGTCGTTGGGCAGGATCGGTGGATAGTAGTGCACCCGGATGTTCTCATCCAGCACCCACTGTGTGGATTCGTCGTCCTCCTCCATACCGACGCGGATGATCTGGTGGATGATGGAGCCGGCCATGGTTGTCGTGCCGGCGATCACGACCTGGGCGTTGACGTTGAGCGGGAAGGCGTTGTCGGTGATGGCCAGAAGCCGCTTCCGAGCCTGGTACTCCGAGTAGGTCTCCTCACCCGGCTCCACATCATCGAAGATCAGCAGATCCGGCCGGAGGTTGCCCACCTTCATACCGAGCGACGCGGCCTCGATGCCTCGCGCCGCGAACACGAATCCGTTGGAACACTGGATGATCTGCCGGTTATTGGCGATGACCTGTTCCTTGCCGACCTTCGTTCGCGGCTTGACCAGGCGCGGGAAGTCGCAACCCAACAGGTCGTTCTCCTCCAGCTCCTTCTTGAAGTTCTCCAGGTGCTGCTCAGCCTGTGCACCGGCGTCAGCGAACGCGGCAGCGAACTTCCGGTGCTCGTGCGCCGCCGCCCACATCGGCAGGATCAGGAACAGCCAGGTGCTCTTCCCGGTACCGCGCGGCGCCACATAGGCATCCCGGATCGCCTGTGGGGTGTCGAGTTTCCTCCACCAGCGTTCCCTTTGCCGGCACAGATCCAGGTGGAAGTCAGAGAAGGTGATGCGGTCAGCGGTCTCCTTGCCGGCCAGGTGGTGCCGGAAGTAGATCAGCGCGAACAGCATCGGGTCGTTCGCGGTCAGCGTGGAGCGGAAGGCAGCAGACAGCGAGTCCTTCGCCAGCAGCAACGAAGCCACGTCGCGCTCGGTCCCAGCGAGCGCGGTGACCCGCTCGGTCAGGTACCGACGCCAATCGAAAGTCTCGGCAGTCTCTCCGTCCAGATACGCCACAAGATCGAAGTGTACTAGCGTCGTAGCCATGACCCGAGGGACAAGGGTGTCCTGGACATCTCCGGCCGGCCGTCAGCACTTTGGTCTGGTCGAGATCTCGGATGGGCACTATGCGATCGTGCGGGACGACCTCACCCACGAGGCCGAGAGGCTCCGCGTCAACTCACTTACCGTGACGATGCGGCCCGCCGAGTAGCTTCGCGTGCGTCGTCGTGCTCATGCCTGTCGCGATCTCGTGCAGGTTCTCGCACAGACCCTTCAGGGCGGCTGTCTTCACGTACGGCGCGAGGTTCAGCAGGCACCGGTTGAAGTCACCACCGCCGCCCCACCCGATCTTGGCCGCGCCGGCCCCGTGCGTCCAGTAGTCCCGGAGGTGCTGCGGCATCGCTCCGTGCGGTCGCGCTGCGCTCTCTGCCCTGCTCATACGCCGAGGGTAGTTGGCGGGGTAGACGGAATTGCGTCTACTGGCGTATGCTCCTGGTATGGCAACCGATATCCACTCCGAGATCGCCACCCGCGTCCTGTCCGCCAAGGCCGCTGCTGTCTTGCACGCCGCCGTCGAGGCCGGCCTGGTCGTCGAGCCCAACGCCTCGTACACCGAGTGGCTGATCAAGCACCCGACCTCGATCCACACGCCGCGTATCCGCGTCATCCTCGGCCTCACCGGGAAGCGCTCCGCCGACATCGAGCTGCTCTGCTCGGTCGGTCCGCAGTGGAAGCACCGCCGGTGGATGACCGAAGCCGACGCGTCCGAGCGGGTCGCGAGGATGGGCCGATGACCTCGAACGCCTCGCCCGCGCCGACCGCCGCGTGGCTCGCGCAGGGCGCCGAACAGATCCGGGAGCGCGGGCTGAGCAAGCTCGCCGCACAGATCCTTACCTCCGCCGCGAAGCGCGGCCTGAAGGTCGAGTGGGCGCCGGACGGCCGGCAGTACGCGACCATCCACCGTACCAAGGGATACGAGTCGCACTACCTGCAGGTAGTCTGGAACGACCAGCGTACGTACGTCATGCTGGCCAAGACCGGCAGTCGCCCCTGGCGTAACGGCCACTACCACAAGAAGATCTCCGGCCGCGAGGCCGCTGTCTGGATGACCGTATTGGAGGGACCGTGACCGAGCGCTACACCGTCAACGACGTCCGAGGCGCCTTCGCCACCTTCGTCGAGCTGGCCGACAGCGTCGGCTTCGACACGCGCGGCTGGGAGCTGGAGGTGGGCAACTCGACCTACCACCGAGCCTACCGGCACACCAGGCACATCCCCGGCGCGATCGGCCCCGAGACCACCGAGTTCCGGCCCGAGCTTGGCGGGAATGCGCGGGAGGCGTGGCAGACGCTCTCCGCCCGGGTCGACACCCTGCGCGCGATCCGGGACCTGCGGGGCGAGACGGCGGCTGGCGTCGAGCTGCCGCCGGCCCCGACCAGTCAGCGGCGTGGGCCGCGTCTGTAGCCCTGACTCGCCGGCCGGCTCCCGCTCGGAGCCGGCCGGCTTATTTCGTCATCTGACCGATTAGGATCTGACCATGGCTCACGGTCACGTATACCACTGGCGGCACGGGTGGATCCCCATCACACCCGAAGCAGCCGAGGTCAAGGCCCACGGGGACAAGTCCGAGGCCCACAAGCTGCTGGTGAACGCCGAAGTCGCCAAGGTCGCGGCCGGCGAGAAGAAGCTGGCGCACGCCAAGCAGACCATCAACCACGCGCACGGCTCGGCCGGCAAGGATCTGAGCGCGCTGTCGGACAACCAGCTGAAGCACGAGCAGCTCCGCGCGAAGGACATGCACAGGTTCGCGACTGGCGAGGAGGACAAGCGGGCCGCCCTCAAGCACCACGCCGAGGTCCAGAAGGAACTCGGCGCACGCGGCCTCAAGACCGGCCGTTCAGCGACGTCCATGGCGGAGCGCGGGAAGAACCACCCTGACGCGCTCCGGGCTGGGCCGCCAAAGAGCGCGAACGACTTTCGGGGCAAGAGCAACGATGAGCTGAAGGCCCAACTCAACAAGGCCGACCCCAGCGAGCGGGATGCCATCCTCAAGGAGATCGACAGTCGGATCAGCACCGGCCGGATCAGCCGCTTCTCGGCCGACCAGCTCAAGCGCGAAGCTCCGGTGTTCGGGGAGAAGGGGATGCCCTCCGAGCCGAAGGCCAAGCGGAAGCTGCAGGATCTCTCGGACAGCGAGCTCAAGACGAAGAAGCCGGCTCATGAGGCTGCGGCGGAGCAGATCAGCGGCGCGAAGAAGGCCGCGTCCGTCAAGGAGCGGACCTACACCACCCAGCGTGGCACGAAGATCCGTGCCAACAAGCTGGAGCCCGGCGACCTGATCAAGGCCGACAACATGGACACCGGCGGTAGCCATGAGAACACCAAGGCCCACAACGCCGAGTTCCACCGCGTCGTCTCGGCGAAGCTGACCCAGTCTGGCGGTGCGGGCAAGTTGAAGGAGATCGAGGTGGAGCACCCGAAGACGGGCAAGCGCTCCACCATCATCGCCAGCCCCAACAGCACCTTCCACTTCGGGGGCACGGCCGAGCCTCGCGGCAATCAGATGGACCTCCGCGCCGCTACCGAGAAGGCGTCCCGGGCGACCCCTTCCGAGAGGGCCAAGGCGATGTCGGACCTTGAGCTGGCTGCTGAGCTCAAGAAGTCCAGCAACGGCCCCAACATGCGGCGCATCCTACAGGCCGAAAGCGACCGACGCGCCGCGTCGAGACCGGACCACCCAACCGGCAAGCTGGCGGAGAAGCCCAACACCGGGACCTCGCAGGAGCCGCGTGTCGGGCAGGGCTCCGGGAAGGACCCGGCGAAGCTGTCCGACGCTGAACTCCAGTCGGAGCTGGAGAGCGCGCTCGGCTCCGGCATGTCCCAGAAGCGGTATGACGCGCTGAAGGCCGAGCGGACGCGGCGCCGCGAGGCGTCCAACCCGTTCGCGAAGAAGCCGGAGCACGTCCGGGCAGCGGAGCAGTTCGCTGGAGCGAAGGCCGAGGCGGACCGGCGGCGCGCGGCCCAGAGCGAAGGCCACAACCCGTTCAAGGCGGTGGCCGAGGGCGATGCCACCAAGGCCGAGGTCTCACAGCTGTCAGACGAGCAGCTGAAGGCCGAGCAGACACGGCTCCGCTCCTCGTTCGCCGCCACCATGATGCCGAGCGGTGAGCGCCGGCTTCGCGCGGTGGAGGATGAGCTGGCGGCGCGGAAGAACAAGACCAGCCTGAACAGCCCCAGCCCCAAGCAGACTCACGCCGAGCGCCAGAGGGATGAGTTCATCGCCAAGCACCAGGGCAAGTCGCCGGCCCAGCTCCAGAAGGCTCACGACTCGCTGGAGAAGAAGTACCAGGCGCTGAGCGATCGCTACGACGCGGCGAAGGGCCGGCGACGCGGGCTGCTGCAGTCGCAGCAGGAGATGAAGATTCACAACCAGATGAAGGACGTCACCGCCGAGCAGGGCGTGCTCTCGGACATGATGGCTGGCCGAATCTCCACGACCGGTGCTGGTTCGGTGAAGTCTGGCGAGAAGCTCGCGAAGGCTGCCTCGGCCGAACCCAAGGCAGCATCGGCCAACTACGGCTTCAAGCCGGGAGAGTCCATCGCGGCGCGTCGAGAACGTCTGCGAAACGAGGCCAGCCCGACCCAACCCAAGAAGGTCGTTGGTGCGCCGGGCGGATACCAACTGATGGAGAGCGGTCAGAAGACGCTCGCCGGCAAGCGCGTGTTCAACATGCACGACTCGTCGGGCAAGCTGGTGGGCACAATCGAGGAGCGCGGGCCCGGTCAGTTCGTCTCTCGCGAGGCCGGCGGCCCCGGCGGCCGGCGGTTCATCGGGAAGAATCGGAAGGAGGCTGCAGCCCTCCTGGCACAGTCGCTCAAGGGGAAGTAGGCCCGAACGCCGAACGGCCCGCTACGTCGCACGTAGCGGGCCGTTCTGGTGGTCACTTGCCTCGGCGGTAGCTTCCCGTGGAGCTCATGCGCTTCGGGGCCGTCCGGCGGCCGGCCGAGCCGGAGCGCTTCCCGGTGACGGCGATGGAGGGGAAGTTGGCCGCCACCTTCCGCTTCACCTGGGCCTGCACAGCAGGAGAGGCGAACTGGGCGGCGCGGGCCAGCGCGTTCCGCGCGATCGGCGCGGACTTCTGCCCCTTGTTGTTCACGATGGGGTACGACTTCCCGGGGCCGGCGAAGTTCGAGGCCGGCATGCTCTTCCGCTGCTTCGCGCTCGGCGCCGACGCGTGCGGCGCGGAGCGCTTCATGTTGGAGCCGATGTTGGCCCCCTTCGACTTGGCCATGGCGCCGAGGCTACGCGTTGGGGTAGACGGAGCCGCGTCTACAGAGTAAGCTGTAGACGTCGAAGTCAACCGACGAAGGGATCGACAATGGCCAAGTCCAACAGCGACGCGCGGAACGACTACCGGCTGCGGGCCGGCTCGCGGCTGATGGCAGCGTCAAACGCCAACCGCGACGCCGGCAACACCGCCAAGGCCGACGCCCAGTGGGCGAAGGGCAGCCGGATGGTCGACACCGCGCGGGCCAACGGCCGGTAGAACCCGTCCAGCACACAGCGAAGAGCCCCGGGGACTGGCAACCCGGGGCTCTTCGTCGCGCTCTCCCGTCCCAGGCCGAATACGGGTGCGCTATGGGGTCTAGAATGGCCGCTCGTGGGCTATCGGCCGTCTCCGGTAGTTCGGAGCGCGTGTGGGGGCTCCTGTGGGACGGCGGGACTCGAACCCGCATCAGGGATACACCCCACCACAGTCAACACGGCGCCGTGTCTTCCTGGGTGGCCCGGGTGGTGCCCTAGCTCTGCCTGTTGAAGCTACGTCCCCAAGCACCACAGCGTGTGGCCACACGCTGTGGTCTCTCTGGCGAATCCAATCGTCCCACCAGAAGGACGTCCGCTATCAGCCCACACCAACTCGCGTAGCGGAACGCGCCACGATTCAACCCTGGCACCAGCGTGTGGCGCCTGCCCAGGATAGGGCCGTGGTCCCTGCCCAACCGATGACGGCGGTGGGCCGCCGGCCGTACCAAGCACCCCGTCAGCGGGGCTGTGTACGAGCGTGTCCGGGGGTGGACTCGAACCACCCTACCCCTAAGAGCAACAGCGGATCTGACCCGCTGTCTATATGAGGCTCCTCGCCGTTCCAGATCAACAGCGCTCCGGACGACCACCCAGGCCCGTCTTACACCGCTCAATGGCTGAGACAGGTTGCAGGACAAGGGAAGTTTGCCAAGCGGGTAGTGCTGGACATCGAACCAGCAAGCAGTCCTACCGCATCCGCTGGAGCGGGCTGCTACCCAAGTGGGCCGGCGACCTGAAGCGGAGCACGCCGGCCCGTGGACGGTACGGTCTGGTTAACCAATCCGTCCTGCTTGCCCTTACTCACCAGCCACCGTCCGTTTCTGGCTGGATTCGAGGGCGTGGAGTCCCCGGACAGGGACGTGGCTACGCGGGGGCGTAGTCGTAGCGGGAGCGGGATTTGAACCCGCGATCTCTGGATTATGAGTCCAGCGAGGTACCAAGCTCCTCCACCCCGCACCGGCCGAGGCGACCCCTCATGCCGCCTCGGCTGCCAGGCGTACCGTCCGCGCAACGCCTGGAGTTGTTCCCTGAAGAGGAAGCGGGGCTTTGGCGCGACCCGCCGCCCCGCCACTACACGATATCGGCCTTGGCCGCGCGCTGGTCGAGGAACTCGTGCCCTCTTTAGGGAGTTTCGACCGGACGCGGTTACTGGCTCAGCGCCGAAGCGTGAGTGAGGGCGGGTGGCGTTCACCGCGTCCGGAAGCCTGTGATGGAGTTGTCAAGTATCGGCCTGGCTCGGGAAGCGTACTCCCGTCGTGTTCACGAGAGAGAAGGTAGCGCGCCGACGCGGTTGCGTCTACCCGTTCGTAGACGCAGTTACGTCTACAGCGTACGCTCGGGTGCATGGACGTCGTTTGGTTCACCCTCGCCTGCCTCGGGGCCGCGATTGTCGGCGCCTTCGTCGGCGTTCGGCTTCATGACAAGGATCGCGCCATCTACCGGCGCCGAGCGCGGGCAGATGCCCGCGCGCAAGGGAAGCTGCTGTGGTGGTTGCGATGAAGACGCGCCGCATCACCCTCATCTGGAGCTACAACTCACTCCTCTATGCGGTCAACGCCTCCTTCTCGGCCGGCGAGATCGCCAAAGTACCGCTGCACTTCTACGCGCAGCCGGCGTGGCGCCGGGCTGTGTGGGCCGGGGTGGACGCGCTGGTGCTCCGGGAGGGACAGCCGCTCAACGTCGGAGCGTTCGAAGGCGCCTGTCCCGAGGCGAAGGCTGCTACCGACGCGCTGTGGAAGGCGATGAAGGATGTCTGAGGCCTGCCGAGTCAAGTTGCCGCACGCTGCGCACAGCTACGGCGACGGGCTGTACTGCCCTGGGTCCGACCCAGTTCTAGTCGCACAGAAACGGCTCCGAGAGGCCCGTACGGACCTTGAACGGATGCAGGCCATACGAGAGTGTGAGGAGACCTTCGCAGCACAGAGGTACATCCGAGAGCTTGCTGCGGCTGCGGAGCAGGAAGAGGCGAAGGCCCGCCGCGTCGCCGCCAAGGAGCCGCCGCGCCGCCGATCCTTCTCCTTCAGCCGCGAGTTGGTCTGGTTCGCCATCATCATGTCAACAACCGGTCTGGTCACCGGAGCGATGAGCGGCGGCATCAAGCAGTGGCTGTATTCCATCGTCGCGTGTGAGCTGTTCATCCACGTGCTGCCGATGCTGGTCATGCGGGTGGTCCGTAGCGAGGCTCCTGCCCCTGCATCTGTAGAGCCGCCGGACTATGACATACTGGGGGATGATGAGCTGGCGTATCTTGCCTATCAGTTCTCGATCGCTTCCGGTATCGAGCCGGATGGGCTGTGGGTGCCCGAGATTGGCGAGATCGTTCGGGGCTCAGCGGCCGACGCGCCGCTCGCTGAAATCAAATCCATCAACCTCCACGCCACGCCGCCGCAATACACAGGCCAAGAGATCACCCGGCTGTCACTCACTGCCAGGAAGTACTGGATGCCACGCTACGTCTCGTGGAGCCTGAACGAGATGAAGCCGGCGACGCAGGGTGACCTGGACTCCATCGATAGCTGGAAGAGGAAGCGATGAACCTACACCGTCACGGCTCGGCTTGGTGCCTCGCGGAGTGGTGCGCGCCGAGCGTGCTCAGCGAGGGCGAGCGGATCTTGCTGAAGGAGATGGAGAGATACCACCCGCCGGGCCGACTGATCAACCTGCACTACCACAGCACCGACAACGAGCCCTGCACCGGACGGTTCTGCCGGAAGCGCGGGACGCCAAAGGTGGAGGAGCGGGACGCCTTCATGGTCCTGGCGGCCGGCCGCGCCTCGTACTGGAGCCGGTACCGGATCGTGCGCTGCCCGCGCTGCAAGCTCCATCTCGGCCGGCACGCGAACGTCGCGGACCACTGCCACGAGGCCCACGGGAAGCCGACCCACTTCTGCTGCCCCGACTCCTGCGAGCTACAGTCGGTCCGGCAGGCGAAGGAACTCGACACAGCGGTGGTCACTGCTGCGGTCAGCCGCCGGCCGTACGTCCCCGTTACCGACCAGTGGGACCTTGTACAGGACCTCGCCGACCGCGCTGTCCCGTTCAAGGTGTTCTACGTGAAGCTGGTCCGCGAGGAGCGCGCCGGCCGGCTCCACGGCTGCGCGCACACTCCGGGCTCCTTCTGCTCGGGCATGTTCCACCTACCCCAACAGTGCACCGGAGGTTGTTGATGGAAGAAGCGTTCATGGCCCTCTACCGGCAGGCCGAGATGATGCGGCTCAACACTCGCGCCACCGACCCGCCGGTCACCATCTACTTCGAGTGCGCGCGGAGCCACATCCGGCCGTTCATCGAACAGACCGCTGCCCTGGGCGGCCGGCCGCCCGGCTTCGTGGATCCGGCTACGGTGTTCGACTTCCCGGTGTGCATCAACGACCAGCTTCGCAAGCCGCGCCTGGTGATCGAGCCGATCCATGTCGGAGAGGTCAGCGAAACAATCTCCAGAAAGGGGTAGACGCGGGTGCGTCTACTGGCGTAAGCTGGTCTCAGCAACCAGGAGATACCAGCTGAGGAGTGAGCGGGATGAACAAGCCGAAGATGTGCCGGAGCTGCGACGCTCGGAAGGTCGGGAACGGCGCGGCCTACGGCGACGTCGTGACGGCGCGGAGCCTGGAGCTGTGCGTGCCGTGCTCGGAGCAGGGCAGCTGGGACAACACCCACAGCGACTTCGGCCACGACGCGGCCGGCCCGGAGCACACCGACAAGACGCAGCCCGAGGCCGGCCACTCGGTCGCCGAGTGCTGGGCGTGCCACCCGGAGCTCAACCCCGACTACATCGCTCCCGAGGCCGAGCCGGAGCCGGAGCCCACCGAGCCGCGTAAGGGCACCTCGCGGGCCGGCGTGGTCCACTGCGTCCGGCGGACCGACACCGGCCGGGACAAGGCCAAGACGGTCGCGGCGCACATCTCCGAGGCTCTCGCCACAAAGCCCACCGTCCGGTCGTACGGCAAGGGCACCATCTCCGTCCGCATCGTCAGCGAGCGCGGCACGGTCCGGCTGGACTGGGACGCGGACGGCCACTTCCTCAAGTCGTCCAAGATCGACCTGGGCGACCGGACGCGGAAGGTCCGGAACGTCTCCGAGGCGTACCGGCTCCTCGCGATCACCAAGTAATCTCCAGGAACCCCCACCGTTCTGTAGACGCGGTGGGGGTTCCTGGACTACAATCTAGGTATGCAGAAGACGACCGGCCGACACGCCGCCACCGAGACCACCTACCTCTACGGTCCCACCGGCCAGATCGACACGATCTCCATCGAGGCCGGCTCGCCGGTCGCGATGATCGACCGCTCCGACTCCATCCCGACCACCCGGGTCATCGGCCCGGAGCTCACCGCCTACGTCGCGGGACGGCTCGCGAGTGGTTGGTCCCTCGTCTGAGAACCGGCTACCGGGTAGACGCACTCGCGTCTACCCAGTAGGCTCCCTACAGCAGCCCGGTCGGCGCGACCGGTACCGAGGCAAGCGGGGATCGCCCCGACGCCCAGTGGGCCATTGGCTACCTCGGTACCGCTCGGACCGTCCGGTCCGCTCTACCTGGCGACGACCCGTGAAGGGGAACCAGATGACCGTGCACGAACTCCTCGCCGCGTTCAACCGCTCGCGAGGCTCCCTCTCCTCCCGCCGGCTGACCAAGCACCGCGAGGCGGGCCGGGGGGTGGGGGGCGCGCCAGGCCCCCA